TTGTTTTATCTTCATAACCCGGATAAGCAGGATATGGGTGGTTTTTCCATCTTGAATCTGTTTGATTGTAATAAACCTTACTCATTATTTACCACCTTCCTCTTCAATTTCTACTTTTTCGGCTTCTTTATAAGAATCGGCTTCTTCAAATGTCATTTTTGGAACTTCTAAGGTGTCTAATACATTATCAACAAAAACTCCATTAACTGTTTCTAGAACATTATCTGTATTGTTTGTTTCTTCCATAATAAGTTACCTCCTTCTTATTATTATCATTAATATTTTACCTAAAGAATTAATATCCTGTTGTCCAACCGGCATTTATAAATGCTTGATAATTACTTAATGTAGTACAGATTTGAGCTTGTTCTTTAGTTAATCCCCATTTTTTTAATGTTTTACTTCTAGCATATTGTAAATTAGTCATATTAATACTCATTTGCATAATATTATTTAAACTTTGATTACTTAAATTAGGACAATTTTCAAAACAACGATCCCAAGCGTCTAAGTTAGAAGAACCTGTAAAATGGCTAGTAGTAAATACAGGTATATCTACTAAATTAGTACAACCTCTAAACAGATCATACATATTTGTAAAATGATCTGTATCAAATTCATTTAAAGTAACAGAAGTTAAACTAGTACATTGCGCAAATAAACCATGAACATTATTATTTGTTCCTAAAAAAATTAATTTAGGAACAGAAGTTAAACTAGTGCATCTATCAAACATTTCATAAATCCATATATTATCTTTTATTGTATAAGTGGGAACTGAAACCAAACTAGTACAACCTTTAAACATTTCATAAGTGTCTTCAGAATTAGCAAGATTCATTTGAGGTGCTTTAATTAAATTTTCACAATCCTCAAAAGTAGCAACAGATCTTGTTATATTTATATTTAACATATCTGGTACATATATTAATTTTCTACAGCCTTTAAATTTTTGAGTATAATCACCTGAAGGTAAATTATATAATAAAGTACCATCACTCTTAGTAGGAATACATGCAATATCTGTTTCTGATACCTTAGGTAAATCTATAGGAGTTAAGCTATCATAAACTTGTTGACATTTTGCATATATAAACGCGGCATTATCAACAAAAGATGTATCAATATTACCTCCTAAAGTACCTGTAGATTTTCCATCTATTCCTATAAAAACTTCATTATTCATTACCTGATTAGCTTGAGCAGTAACTCCTATAGGAGCAGTTTTCCATTCTTCTCCATTGTATTTATAAAATCCATCATAATTAAATTGATTTATTTTAACTATAGAATTTATAACAGATTGGTCTTCTATAAAATGAGCTTGAGTAGAATAATATTTTAAATCAAAGTCAAAATCAAAGTCATAATTAGCTGCATCTCCTGAAAAATTATACGCTTGATTATCAGGATCATATATAGCTGTATAGTATATGTTAGACCAAGAAGATCCTTGTTCTGTATTAATATCCAACGATACAAAATAAGGCTCATTTTCAGCCTCATATTCTTCAGCTTCTTCAACCATCAAATTAATTGTCACACCAGCATAATCTCCAGTAATATCATCATAGCCTGTAAATTCTAATTGATAATAGCTTTCTTCTTCATAAATTCGTTGTAAAAAACTCAAATCTATAGAAAAATTCTTTTGAATATGAACATGTCTAAACAACTGATCAGCTGATAAAATATCTAACAAAGTACTTCCAAATACAACAGCTAAATCCCCTGCATTACTATCAGTAGAATCTTTCATATCTTGAATAGTATCAAATTTTTTGATAGGTCCTTTAGTAAACCAATCAGAATAAGGAACATATGTATTTACAATAGCATTATTTCGTAATAACTGATCAGAAGCGGATTTTGATCTAACCCTAACTTCAGAATTATTAGGGAAGCGATCGTAATTATATACAGGACAATTAGTTCCAGATGAGTTACTACGTACTTCAGTTACAGTACCTGTTATTTTACTGCCTTTAACATAAGCTGTTTTATACTTACAAAGATCGCTAGCTACAGCCGTTGCATCTGATGTGTCTATTCCTCCTGAGCCTTCGTAAGTTCCTGTTACATCAAATATTTTTATACCTTTTTTAATATTTTCAGGAATGATTTTAGAGGTTTTTTCAGCTAAAATATCTTCTGATAATTCTAATGTTTTACTTGACATTATAATCTCCTCTCTAATTACTTAATTTATTCATACATTCTATACAAATATTCATATAGTTTCTTCCTATAGGATTATTTGATATTTTATCTTGTGTTATTATTTCTCCTCTTGTAGGTTTATTATTTCCAGCAAAATTATCTATATCTTTATTAAATTTAACATTGTTTCTATCATTATCAAATACAGCATAATTATTAACTTTATTTTGAATTTGTAATATAGAATCATATATACCTTGATAGTTTTCAGCTTTAATAATAGATTCTGCAGGTAATTCTTTATTAGTACTTGGTAAAGCACTTCTACTAGCAAAATATACATCATATAATCTAACACTATAATTTCTAACAGTAGTATAATGTCTTAATAGTACTAATTCATCTTTCTTAATTCCTTCCACTTGTGTTATTTCATTTATAGCGGAATTATTTACAGTAGAAGTATCTGACCATTCACTCCAAATATTCGAATAATAATTCTTTTGGAATCTTATTTTAATTTTAAAAGAAGATGTATTTGGAAATGATGCTATTAATGATGGATTAATGACTAAAGGTTTCATATAAGTAACTGTATTTGTACTAAATATTGTAGGATATAAATCAAAAGTATAAGTTACATCATTTATATTTAACTCTATAGCTTTATATCTATAATTAGCAGCTGTAACATCTAATATATCAAAATCATCATCAGCAGGAGCTGTAACAAGTATTCTAAATTGATTATTATGCCAACTAGTTCCATTTAAAGGGCCATCAATAACTGGTTTTTTTAATTTACCAATTGGTTTTATAAATTGTTTTTTATTTTCAATACCATATAATTTTCCGGAACCATCTGCTTTATTATAAAAAGGTTGAATACCTACCCAATTTATAGTACCTCTATTTAATTCAGTTCTTATATTTAAAGCTTGACCAGTGGTTAAGTTAGTTGTATTTAGAGTTTTAGTAGTTTTTACAGTACTACAAGTACTATCTGTATATACTTTAAATATATATCCATCAATAACTCCTCCATCTATATCAGAAGGATAAGTCCACTGCACATATACATAAGGATGTTCATCTATAAAATACTCTCTTCCTGCAAATAATTGTTTACTTGTATCAGGAGTCTTATTATCAGAATTACAATCATAATATAAAATATTATTTTCTCCAATAGTTTTTGTAGGTTTATAATTAACTTTTACAGCAATATTTGAAGTATCTTTAGTTTTTCCACTAGATTCATTTTTTCTTCTTAATTTAAGATTAAATGTAGCACTATCAGTACTTCTTTGAGCAACACTTAATATACCATTTAAAAAAGACTTTGTTATAGTTAACGTTTGAGCTGTATTTCCGGCATCATTATTAGTAGGATCATGTTTACCCAAGTCTTTCCAAGAAGAACCATTATCTACACTATAATAAGTTTTAAATTGATTTTCTAATGACGACCATTTTCTATTATTTGTAGACCACTTAATTTGTGGATTATTTTTAGCATCACCTGAAATTGTAGATGGATCTACTGAAAAAGAAGTTATATCAGGTAATTTATATGTATATAAAGTTAATTCATTAGAATCAGCATATAAAGAGCTATCATAATCATGAGTTCTTCTAGCTTTTACTTTATATGAACTAGCATGAGCTACACCACTATCAGAAGGTTTAAATGTATAATCTCCTCCATTATTACCAATAGAAGTAGTATGTTCGTGATTATTAATAGTAACTTTTACAGTTGTAGGATTAGCATCTCCAGAAGTATTAGCTGCTACTGTTATAGATCTATTACTATCATAATTTGATATACTAGTATTAGAGCTTATAGATATTGTAGGTTTTTGATATAAAGAACTTAAAGATAAAGATCCAATTACTTCTCTACTATGTCCTTGATCACATTCTCCATTTGTTTTCCATACACAATAACAATATACTACTAAATCACCACTAGTCCAATTCAATTCTTGATTATAAGAAATACTAAAAGAACCTCCAGTAGGATTACCACTTTTTGTTTGAGGATTAAACCATCCTTTACCTGATCTTGTTACCCATCCAGGAATAGAAGGATCCCAAGTAGTCATATTTTGAAAAGGTAATCTAGCAGTTGAATCTTGAGGGGTGACTATTTGTACAGATAAACCAGCATAATTTTGGCTTTGAGATGCAAAAGCAGGAGGAGTATTATAATGCCAACCTGAACGTATAGCTATTGTTACTGTACCATTTACTCTAACTTTACCTGATCCTGATTTTGAAACTTCAAAACTACCTGAAGAATCTATTAAGGGACCTGTATGAAAAGCTTCTTTATAACAATTTAAAGTAGCCATTAAGTTGCTCCTTTCAAAATCAATATTTCTATTAATATTTTACCTAAAAATAAAGAGTAGATATTTTCATCTACTCTTTAAATATTGTAAAATTATTATTCTTCAACTTTAACTTCTTCAACAACTTCAGGTGCAGGTATTGATTCTTGTTTTACATTTTGGGCTAATAATTTAAGATCTTTTAATAATTCTTGATTTTCTTTCTTATCAAACCATCCTTCATTTAATCCATATACTGCACTTTCTATTAACATGTTTATTTCTGCAGGTGTTATTTTAATTCCTTTACTTTGTAGTATTTCTGATACTTGAGCTGTGGCTTTTTCTAGTTTTTCTTTTCCACTTAAATCAGTATATACTTGTTCAACAAATTTAACAGCATCTGTAACAACTGTTTTAGCAGTTTCATTATTTATTTTCTCTTCATATGCTTTTTTAAGAGCTGTTCCTATATATGTAAATAATGCTGTTATTGCTGTAGCAAGTATAGGTAATAATATTTGTATAAATTGATTTAATATTTCATTATTTTCCATAATTCTTTTACCTCCTTTCTTTCTGTAATATATTATCTTATTCTACTATTATAGATTCAAAAATATTTTTATATACAGTTTTATCTATATATTCTAAATCTGTAGTTGAATTACTAATTCTAACATTATCTAATTTAATATTTTTAGGAGTATCACAAGCAGTAAAACCAATATTTGATACAGAATCATCCATATCCATTTTATACCAACCAGATTTAGTTACTTCTTCTTTATGTATTTTAACATCGGAATTAAATGCTTTAATTAATGTTGTAAGATAATCATCAAATATAGATGGATAAAGATACATAATATATTCATTTTCATTTTCATTTTTAGAATTTCGATACAATATAGGAACTAATAATTCCATATTAGTAGGCATTATTCCAACTGATAAATTTTCTGATTCTAAATAATGTGAAAAAGATGTTCTTAAACGTTCAGTTAATGTATTACCTTCATCCATTAAACGTTGCATTTCTGCTTGAATTTCAGGATCATCAATATCTCCTTTTTCTTCATGTTCAGCTTTGTAATCTGCTATATATTTTTCTAAATACATCAAACGTTTAATAACACTAACATATTCAGAAAAAACATTAGGGTTTATATAATCTTTAAAACTAACAATTATATTAGTATCAGCTTCTATTTTATCAGGTAGATTATCATTTTCTTCTACCTCTATGTTAAGATCTTCTAGTCTTCTATTTAATACTGCTAATTCTTCTGAGCTATATACAGTTATTGTTATAGTATCATCTTTTTCTATATAATTATCTATAAAACTAAGCAATCTCATTTTTGTTATTTCATTAATATTTTTAAATGTTACTTCTGCTGGTAACTGTGTTAAATCTAATATCATTTTATAAATCTCCTTTCTAAATAAATATCATACAAGGTATTCCAGTTAAACCAGCTTGATATGCACCTAATACTCTATGTCTTCCATCAAATATCTTTTCTACAAAATCTATATAAGGAAGATTTTGCTTATCATCATTTTCTATTTTAGTAGCATAATCATCAACTACCTCATTAACAATATCAGGTCTATCTAATATATCTTGTATATTTGTATATTCTCTATCTTCTATAATATATGTATATTGTAAATATTGTTCAGGAGTTAATTCTACTATTCTAGGCTCTAGAAAATAATAATCATTCCAGTAATAAGATGTAAATTGATGATGTTCAACATACAATACATATTCTTTTATATTTAAAAATAAAGTATCTAAAGAAAACCCTTGATAATTTTTCTTTTTTGTAGCTTTAGGAATATTATATTTCTCTACATATATTTTTTCATTTTCCATTCTATTAAAATATTGATCAATTATTTTCTTATAATTTTCTACTATATATCTTGTATTTTCCCAACTCATTATTTTAACTCCTTTTATATTTAGATATATAAAGTATCAATTTTATTATAAAAATTGAAATTTACTATATTTATGTCTCAAATAACTATGATTATTCAGCTATTCCTTTACCTTGCATTAATCTTTTTCTTTCTTGTTTTTTAAATCTATAAGCTTCTAGAACTTGCATATTTTCTGAATAATGTCCTAATACTTTTATTAAATTCCAAATAACATCCATTTGAGTTAATTGAGCTGTAACAGGTAAATCTGGATTTTCATGAATCTGTACAGCTCTTTTTTGTAAGTCTGAAACAACACTGTCTATTATTTCTTTTTTATAATCTCTATCATTATCTTTCTTCATCTTCCCATTCTCCATATAAAGCATCATCTATTAACTGTTGTGTTTCTCTCTTTTGTTTTGCTCTATTAAATTTTTCTTTTCTTTTTTCAGTATCTAAATCTAAAGGAGATAAAGCAGTCATTGCAAGAATTTCTTGTATATCTTCAGGAGATAATATATCTTCAGGTCTAATATCTATTCCATTTTGTCTAGCTCTTAAAACAGATGCTTTATAATTTTGCATTGCTTGATTCACTAGTTGTTTTTCTCGTTCCGGTAAAGAATGAAGCCATTTATGATTATATCCTCTAACAATAGCTCCATTCTCAACAGTAGCTTTTCCTCCTAGATGTTTTTCATGAATATGGTGATAAGTTAACATATCATCATATTTAGAATATCCTTTTATTTTCTTTCGTTTACTAGGAGGAATATATCTTAAACCTAACTTCTCTATAAAACAGATTTTACCAAAGAGTTTTTCTAATTCACGTCTAGCTTCATTATTGTTCATGACTTATATTCCCCTTTCCGATTTAACCGTTATATACTATTCTAACCTTTCCTTGATCATTCACAGTAGACATTACTACTCCAAATTTTTCAATTCTATTATTAGTATAATCAACAGTTCCATCAGGAAGTGCTTTAACTATTTGACCAGGAGTTAAATAAGGATTATTTGTTTTAACCCAAATTTTACCTACCATACCTACAATACATTTTTGATCTTCTTCTAAATCTTTTCCTCCAAGTAATACACCTTCTGTATTTGAACATATACCTACTATAGCATCAAGATCTGACATCATTTCTACTTTATGAACTAATCCATCTTCTCTTATACATACTATATCTCCTGGCTCTATTATTTCTTCTGGTAATTTTTCAAATACTTCAGCATAGTCATTATATACAGCATTATAAACTTTAGATCCTGTAATTGTTCCTGTTGTAGTCCAATTTCCAGTACCTGTTAATGTTCCATTAACTGTTGTATTCCCTAAAGATGTTGTTCCTGCATATAAATTCTTTTCACCTGAACTTCCTACATAGAAGTTACAGTTTGTTCTTAAATTTGTAGCGTTATTATCTTTAGTTATTGTTACATCTCCACCAGTTCCTCTAGAAAATGTTACAACACCATTTGAAGTTTTTAATCCATTACCTGTTATTAATCCAGTTGCTGTTATAGTACTATTAGTTGCTAAAGCTCCATCTAAATTTAATATTTTTTGATTATCAGTTTTGTATAAACTAACATCCATAGCACTATTATCATCTTTCCAATAAATAATTGGATTAACAGATGTGCTTGCGTTATATAATTCTAATTTACCACTATTATATAATTTAGAATATGATGTATTAGCAGTATTTCTTGTTAAATAATATCCAGCATCAGCTGTATTATTTATTTCATTAATAGCTCCAGGTGTAAATATTGTTTTTATAGATGCATCAGCATTTGCTATTTGCCATTCACTATTTTTTAACCAAGTTTTCTCTTGTCCAAATGTTGTTGTAGATCCTAAATATAATGTAGTTGTAGCTCTAACATCATTTAAGAAATCTGATTTAGGACTTATTTTCATAAAGCTTACATTATCTTGTAATAATGATACTACTTGATTAGAATTATTATATTGCCATATAGCCTTTCCTACAGTGAATTTAGCTGTATTAGCATCTGTGAATGTAAAATTAAATGCTAAATTAGGAGCATTTGGATCTGTTATTTTAACATTATTATTATCTAAAGTTAATTTAGGTGAATTTGTATTTTCAGTAGATAATGATATTTCATTATCTCCTTCTATTGTAACTGGTCCTTCTGCATCAATACATATTCCACCATTATTGTGAATATGTAATTTATTATCAGTTTCTGATTCGTAAATTTCTCCTTTTCCTATACTCCATTTATAAGTATTACCTTCAACATCAATATTTATATCTCTATCAGAATTATCAATATAATAAATATTGCCAGTATCACCCCAGTTAGTTTTAGGATCTTGATTTATAAAATTAGTAATATATTCTATATCTTTATCATCTATAACACCATCATGATTTACATCAGATAATATTTTTTCTAAGTCTGTAGGAGTAGCAGTACCATCAACAAAAGTTTGGATTATTCTTAAATCTTCAGCATCAATAACTCCATCTCTATTAACATCTCCATAAAATTGTAATAGATTATTATTTACTGTAGGATCTTTAATAGTTATATGAGAACCATTTTCATCCACATTCATAATAATTCCAGGATTACTATTTTCTCTATTATCAGCTATTGTAATAGGTCCATATACAATATCTCCTTCTTTAGAAAAATACCAATCAGGAATTTTATAAATATATTCTTGAAGATTTAATCTTCTTATATCTGGATGTTTTGGATCTAAAAATTTACATAGAATATCTTCTGCCCATATTCTTCCATATTTATCTTCGTCTTCTTCTAAATTAGAAAAATTAGTTCCATCCCATTCTACTGAACCTAAATATAATATATCTGGATCTGTTACAGGATCTGGTTTCTCATCAAAATATGTTAGATATACTCCTTTAAAAGTTCTTAAAGAACCATATACTAAATCACCTAAAACATTTCTAGAGCTATCTCTAGCTAGTTTGAATGCTAAATACCATTTTCCTATTCCATCTGGAGCTCCTATTGTAATAGAATTCTCCATAATAAGATCCATACCATTAATTGAACATTGACCTTTTAATACTCTTATCAAAGGTTCTCCTGTAGATATATCACTTATTAAACTCAATTCAAAAGAAGGTTTAACTATACAGAAGTTCTTACTTGATACTCTAGTTACAAATCTAGCCATATTAAATTCAAGATTCAATTTACCGTCATCTTGTTGGTTTGAACCAGGATAACATGTAATATCTTCTCCATTGTAATTTACTATTGGATGAGCCATTTATTTTGCCTCCTTATCTTTTATTCATCTATTAATATTTTACACAAAAATAAAAGAGATTATTTTCATATAATCTCTTTATATATCTATAAATTATATTCTATTTTAATAATATTACATTATCATATAAATATTTCATATAATTTCTACCACCAGTTCCATCTTTAGCAGCTGTAACATATTCATCAGTTGTTGTAAATGATGTTATAATCTGATTTTGATAATCAAATTTAACTTTTACTAAATCATTATGAACAGGAGCATAATTATTAACTTGATTTTTAGTTTCTACAATTCTTTTAAAAATATTATCATAAGTATATTGAGATTGTAGAATAATAGTAGTTTTAGCTATAGCTTTATCAGGTATACCACCTGTTACTGCATAAGTATTTTTTGCATTATTAACAGCATCTCTTACAGTATTATAATGAGTTGCCATTATAAAATCTCCTTGTGATACTGAATAACTAGGTACTACTTTTATTATAGTTACTTTATCTGACCATTCACTCCATCCATATTCTGTATCGGCTGTAGCATTATAAGGCTTTTTAACTCTTACTCTCATTATATAAGTAGATGTTTTGGTTATATTATTAGCATTTGGCCATATTATAATTTTCTTTTGATATGTTAAATCATTTACTAAAGATGAAAATGTATAATTTTGACTTATCAGTGTAGCTCCCGAACTTGTACCATCTGTATTTGCAAATTTATAAACTTTTCCATTTATATCAAATTCTATATTATCATATTTATAAGTTCCTGTTACAGAATCTTTATCAGGATCAGTAGGAAGTTGAAAACAAATTCTAAAATCATCATTTATCCAATTGCTATTATTGATAGGATATGTTATAACAGGTTTATTTAATCTATTCATAACAATAATAAAAGGTATTTTTTCTATTGTACCATTATAATACCAGAAATTAGCTTGAGTTTCTGTATCATTTTTAAAATATGGTGTAATATCTATATAAGTTAATAAACCATTTGCAGGTATATCATTCTTTGGAATAACATAATTCTTGTTTGATGTGTAATATGTTTTAACCACAGTTCCTGCATTATTATATAATCTTATTCTATATCCTTGAGTATATCCAGCTTGAGCTTGTGTAGTATCATAAGACCATGAAACTGTAACATCAGTTAGTTTTGATTTAGCTATTACTTTAGATTTAGGTATATTATTTCCTGAACTGTCCTTATATGAAACGTTATTATTAACTATACCAATTCTAGGTCTATAATAAACAGTAAATGTAATAGTAGGTTTATTTGTAGATTCATAAATGGTTGTACTTGTATTAAGTTTTGTACTCCATCTCTCCATTTGTAAAATTATACTTTGACCATCATTAGCTTTTGGAACTAAAGTTCTCATTTCTGCAGCAGTTCTTGACCAAGAAGTTATATTTCCTAATGAGGTCCAACCAGTATAATCTGCAGAACCTCTCTTTATTCTATATCTTGTTACAAAATCATTTTCATAAGCTGACCATGCTCTATTATTAGTACCAGATATTATAAATTTATTATCTTGATTAGCATTTTGTGAAGTTCTAGTAGCCGTAATAGAATTATTTAAAGTTGGAATTCTATATGTATAAATAACCAATCCTTGTCTAGGATCCCAAGAACTAGGAGATAGAGCTTCTCCGACCATTAGATACTAAAGTAATTCTATATCTTTGACCATCAGAAAAACCTTTATCTATTCCTAAATCATAATAATCCCAAACTCCTGATGAAGATCCTGTAACTCTTCTTAATACAGGTTCCCATCTAACTCCCCATTGTGTAGCATTATAATCATGAATAGCTAATGTTATAGGACAATTTGAATTTGAACCCGAATTATAACTATAATGCACTCCCCATTGTTTTCCAGATCCAGTTGTAGAAGTAGATTGTACTTTTGCTATTCTTGTATAATCATCAGGATTTAACCATATAGAAGAAGGAGTATATGGATTATATGCAGGATAATATACTGTATCTGACCAAGTTCCATGATATGGACAACTAGTTCTATTACCAATATCAGTAGCTCTAGAACCCGATCCAGCTGTACAATTATTAGATTCACCTGTAGGATTTGCATATGTTCCTTGATGACACCATATATCTATAGTAACACCACTAGCTCCTGAAGAATTATCATTATATCTATCAAATTCAATTGATCCACTAGTATCACTATAGTTACCACCAACAAGGTAACCGATAGTTGAAGCATTATCTACTGTTACTTTAATACCTAAAGCATTAGAAGAACCATAATAAGCTCCTGAACCCAGACTATTATAAAAATCAAATTTATAATGCACATAAGGAGTTTTATCACTAGCTCTAGTAGCAGAATAGCTACATGATAGATACATAGTAGGACGCCAGTGCCATGATTTGCTAGAAAATAGATCAGCCATTTTTTCTCCTCTCTATTTATATTTTTAGTATGAATACTTGTAAATCATTAATATCATAAACAACCGATGTATTAACTCTAATAGTATTATTATCAATAATACTATTATCTATATATAATTGTTCTCCAGTAGTAGAATTTCTAAACTGAACTATTATATTAGAAGAATTTAAATTATGAGTTACAGTAAATGTAGTACTTATATTATCTCCTAAAGTAGTAGTGTATGATGATATAGCTCTATCATCTACATATTTTTTAGTAGCTGGATGATAATCTTGAGTTGGATTATATGAACCAGTTGTATATGAATCTGCTTTCAAGAAAGATCCTTCAGATGATGTTGAGTAACTACTTGATACATTATCTACAACAAAGGTACTACCCTCACTTCTAAATGTAATAGTAAAGTAATATTTAATCATATTAAGTGTACTTGCAGGTTGGTTTTGATTAATTACATTCCAATGTTCATGTAATCCTAAAACTCGCCATGTTAAACTTTGAGCGGTAGGATTAGGTAAAGTTGAGTTTATACAGAATATATTAAATTTATTATCTGTATTATTTTCTGCAAATATATAAATTGGTTTAGTATTTCTATTAGGTATAAATGAATTTAATAAATTAATAAAATCAGTTAATTCATCAGAACTCATATTATTACTATATCTTAAAACTTCATATGGTAAATTTGTATTAGCTGTTATTCTTATTCTATCATTTGTATTAGTAACAGTTATACCTTCACCGAAATCTAATATATGTCTATATGGAACTAAAGATCCAAATGCATAAACATCATGGCCTATATTGTTAAATATATTATCATAACCAGTTTGAGTTATTCCTAATTTTAATCCAAAATTTGAAGAACCATCTGATGATACAGCTGAACTTGTTCCTAATATCTCGACATCTCCACCATTATCAGAATTAATAGAGAAAGCAGATGTTAGATTAGATACTGAGGCTCCTTCTATTATACCATTTCCAGATGTAACAACTATCTTATTTTGAGGTATTGTATTACCTATTGTATAATTAATATAATTTGTATCTAAAGCTCCTACATCAGAAGCTTGTAATGTTACAGCTCCTGTATTTCCATTAACACTTAATACATTATCATTAGTATCAATTTTATTCCAAGTACTATCATAATATAAACACCAATCTCCTACTTGGAACAATTTATTATTAAATGTAGCTTCTGTATCAGCTATCCAGAACTGACCTTCCATAGGATTGTTACTTGGAGCTCCTGTTTGAGGATTCCAATTACCTTTAGGTACTAATCCTGTTTGAGAAGCAGGTAATTGAGAAGGTGTTAATTTACCATCTTGACCTAAAGTAGCTACGGTTACACCTAAATCAGAACTTTGAACAATATTACTTCCAGGATCTAATGTTAAATTAATACTTGCTTGAGTTGCAGAAGTATCTATATCTACAATACCACTAGCTTCTCCTGTTACTATTAATCTTATAGGATGATCTAAAGCTGAAGATGTTTGAGCGTTACCTGGTAAATCACCATTTGCATTAACAGCTAAGGCTTTTCCTTCAGTAGGTATTTGACTTAATATATTATTTGCAGAAGTATTTATAGAAACATTTCCACTTAAATCTGTACTAACTGATCCTGTTATATCTCCAGTTAAACTAATACTAATTGCATTTGCTAAAGCATTTGTAGAAGCTGATGTTCCTGGTAATATTAGATCATTATTTACTTTTAAAGGTTTTCCTGCTGTAGGAATATCAGTAGATGCTACAGAAGCTATTTTATTATCTACCTGATTTTTATTATAATAATTTTCAGGATCTACAGTTGAAATAGCATCTATTTGATCTTGTAAATCAACCATAGTAGCTTCATAATCTGTATGATGATGTTTTGAACCATCTATTTCTAAATTAACTGTAGTATCAGTTAATTTATTAACAAGAGCACTTCCTGAAGCCCCTCCAGCAAAAGTTAATGTAAACGGATTTGCAGTCATTCTAAATGATCTTGATTGTGAATTATAATTTACAGTTATACCTTCAGCTGTCATTCTTGAGAATACATCATTTACTTGAACCAATGCTTGATCTCTAGCAGCTGAGTTAAAATCTATAATATCATTAGCTACATGACTATGACCTACAAGAGATATATCATCTAATGTCATACCATTAATTCTTTTAACATTAATATCTAAAGGACTTGGTAATGATGGATCTTGTAGTTTAGAATATATATCCTGCGGAGTTATAACTTTTATAGCAGATACATCTAAGTTTCCTTCATGAAATACTTCATATATATGATCATCTTTAGGATACTCAGAAGGATCTTCCTCTGGTATTTCGGAATAATCAACAAACATTTGATTATTTTTATTATGAAATTCTGATCTTAAATATGATTTACCATTATCACCTAATAATAATTCATCATTAGAACTCATTTTACCATTTGGTAATAATCTAATACCTCCTCCTAAAAAAGAAGATATTACCATATTATCATTAGATTCTTCTATATAAATCTTACCTTTGATAATACGATTTTTATCACGAATAACAACAGATCCATCTTTTAATAAACCATTATTATCTAAAACAGTATATGGTTGATTTCCATTATATACATCAGTTATATTTCTATTGTCATCATATACATATGCACTTGGATAACTCGTATCTGTATATAAAGAAACCCATTTATTATTCCATAGCCATAATGAGTTATCTTCCCAGCAATAATAAGTTGTTCCATAAGCAGGTGTCATATAATAGAATAAATCATTTAAAGTATTAACTCCGGTATAACTATAAGTTACTCTTCTACTATTTGATTCATCATAATATAATCTTTGTGTATCTAAGCACATATACATATTGCCTTGTTTTTTATTGGTAGTTAATAAATCAAATTCGTTCATTCTATATATTCTATTTATTTGTGGAGTTATCACTGCCATATTTTTCTCTCCTTATAAAATAAAAAATTAGTAGGATATCACTTATCCTACTAATATTTTACTTATTTTAAATATCGCAATTTTTATAAATTTTATTAATCATTATCGTCTTTAAGCTTCTTTGAATTTCTATATTCAAAATATTCACTACCTTCTTTATCTATTGTATCAATAGTATATTGTTTACCTCTAAACCATCTCAATTCAGAAGAAGGATTCATAATATCATCATATTGAACATAATATACATCATTTGGATTTTCTATAGAAGCTTGTTTTGCTTTTTCTTCAGCTTCTTCATTAGACATTTCATACCAAGTATGTAATACATGACCATTATCAAATTCATTATAATGAGATATTCTTTTTTGTTTTGTTCCTTCTGTTTTTATCTCTTTTGATTCTAATAACTCATTATATATAAATTCTCTTAATTCTTGATATTCTCCATTTTCATCTCCAAATTGACCTTCTAATTCATCTAAAGCTGATAGAGCATCATCTGGATCTTTTTCATCTAATTCTAGGTTTCTACAAAATGTTTTATATTGTTTATCCATTCTTTTTAAATATGCATCATGGTCTTTATCTAAATCACTAGATTCATTTAAATCAAATTTTCCTATATTAGCCACCCAATATAATATTCCTGCATCTAAACCATATTGTTCTGCTAAAGCTTTTGCTTTATCTCCTGATAAACCTGCTTGATTAACTGGAATTAATTCTTTATATTTATCTTGTTCTTCTTTTGATAAAGCATTAAATTCATCTTTGAAATTTCTTCCTTCTATTTCATCTATTTTAGCTTCTTCATCTGACCCAGGTTCAGTACCTAAATCTGTTTTTATTTCATCAGATTCTTCTATTATTTCATATTTTTCTATATCAGGAACTAAAACTTCACTTCCTGCCTCATTTATATATGTAGGTATAAATGAATTCTCATAAGTTCCATCATCTACTTTAGTTAATATATATCCATCAGAAGTTTTTATTCTATTTGGATATTTTTTACCTTCAGTTGCTAATTTTTTTACTTCTTCATCTTGAGCATTTACTTTAGCTATTTCAGCATTTATAAATTGAGCTATTTCATCTACAGTATCTACAAAAGTTCTAGCTCCAGCTGCTCCTACAGTAACAGAAAATTTTCCCTGATCATTATCAAAATATATAAATATTGATCTTTTATTATTATCTTTATCATTTAATTGTATATCATTAAAGAATTCATAAAGATCTTCATTAAATACTGTATATTGATTTAATACATAATCTTCTAACTTATTTAATAATTCTTCTTTATTTAATTTCTTTGTCTCTACTTCTTTAGCTTCTTCTTTCTTATTAGGATCAGGAATATAATCCTTTCTTCCTAATAATTTATCATATACTCTATATGCATCTTGAACTGTTACACTACCATGCATATAAGATACTCTTTCAGTATTATCTCTTTTCCAGTCTAAACCTTCTTCTTTTACTATTTGTTTAACTTTATTAGCTAACCATTTTTTAATTTGTAATTCATCTTTGCCTCTAAATCCTGAAGAATAATCATTAGTATCAAACTTAGCAACAACTTCACTACCTTCATAATCTACAGACATATGTTGCCAAAATCTATCCATTCCAGGACTATTTTCCCATATACCATCAGATAACTGACCTTCAACTGAACTTAGTACATCATAAGCATTTCTATCAGTTAATCCTGTTCTTATAGTAAGATTATTTACACCTTCATTTAATTTTTTAGATTCATCTAAATCTTCTTCCTCATCTTCATCAAAATTGTCATCTTCATTATAATATTCATCTTCGTCTTCATCATCCCAATGTTCATTAAATTCAAAAGGGCCTTCACAATCATATATACTACCTTGTTTTGATTTTTCCAAAGAATCTAAGAAATTTTCATTTAAACAATAATCAGCTAATTCTCTTAATAATACTTCATAGTCATCTTCTTCTGTTATATCATATATACGTTTTAATATTTGAGGAACATCTCCTGGTGCATATTTATATAACCAATTAGCATAAGATGATAAATCATTAGCCCATCCATTTAATCCTGAATTTACATTATCAAACACATCACCATCATTATACCATTTATAAATTAATTTATTTACAGCAGTAACTATTTGAGATGCAAATGTTTCACCTTCTCCTTGATCTGGCATATATTTATTTACTAAGTCTTCAAATTTATCATAATAGCTCCAATCAACTCCTTCTGTTAAAGGTTTTGTTAAAGCTTCATTTTCAGGATCTTCAAGTAAGGCTTTTGCTGTAGCTTCTTCTAATCCTTCTTTCTTTATAGAAGACATATAATCTTCCATAGCTTCTTTTACACCACAATCAGGACATATATATGTTTTGTTATCTCTTCTAGATAAAGCAGGATAACTTAAAAACCAATTACCACATTTAGGACATTTCTTAGGAGTTTCATTATCATATGGCATTGGTTCTTTTTCTAACTCTTCTTTACTCTTCATAATATATTTCTCCTTCATTTATTAGATTTTATTTTTCTATTCTATTATTATTTTACCTGTTTCATATATTATTCCATTAATTTCTTTTGATCAGCAAGTTGTTTTGCTCTTTCTTTTTGTATTCTTCTAAAATGGTTGTGTGTTAGTTGTTTTATATTATGAGATGGGCAGAGTTTTTGATATCTATCTAATACCTGATTAAATTGATATCTTGATATATTTTCTTGTTCACAAAATTCTCCAAGTGTCATTATTGAGTTCATATAACTAGTAATTATTCTAATTATTTGCTCATCATTATAGTTATTAACACTTGTACCAGCTTTATCTATTCTATCTCTAACATCAAATCTTGATTCTTCAGCAATGATCAAATTATTAGGATCTTTTTTACATTCATCACAAATAAATGTAATATAATATGGATCTTTTCTATTATGTAATGTTTTACCTTCTTTACCACATATACAACATATTTTTTGAATTTCAGGTTTTCTAGCTATCATATTAATTATTTTAACTCTTGTTCTTTGCCAGTTTTGAGCTTCTATTTTCTCAGCTGGTGTTAGTCTTTTCTTTCCTCTATCCCATGTCTTTTTCATTTTTCTCACTTCCTCTCCTATAATATTTTTATAGGCCTTAATCACAATTACTTACTTCTTTTAATATCATAATTATTACTATGATTGATAAAGGTATCATTAACCAAAAATGATTTTCTATAAATTGTTCTATTATCCCTAATATATAGAAAAATCCTAATATTAGTAATGTTCCTATTATACCTCCTATTAAATTTTTCATTAGTTCCTTAACGATTTTTTCCATAGTATTTTTCTTCCTTTCTACATACTTTCTTAAATATATTATACTATATATTTTAAAAGATGGAACGGGGTTTATAAAATATTTTTTAAATCTTTCAACTCCTTGAAAACAAAGTCTTTACAAGTGATTTCATCTAATTTTTTATTTAAATGAGCAGTAAATTTAGCCATACATTCATTACATAAATCTTTACCTAATTCAAATTCATTTTGAACATACCAATCAGAATCAGGTCTACCTGCTCCGAATTCCCCTTCATAATAATAAATATATTGATTCCAGTCTCTATTATCATATTCTTTTCCACATATATCACATTTGCATACTATAAAAGTTTTCTCTTCTTCTATTTCATGCATACCTCTTTTATCATCTGATAATAAATCATTAAAAGCAGGATGTTTTATATTATGAGATCCACATTTATTACATACAAGTCTTATATTCTCAGATCCACAGTCATTACAAAATTGAACTAATCTATATTGACCAGTTTTAACTTTCCTCGTTTCCTTCCTCAAAAACATTTTCTTCAGACTCCTTTTTTATAATATCTTCTAAAGTTTCATCAGGATATTTACTAAGTTCTTTATCAACATCATAATTAGTTAAATCTTTTTCTCTATAATCTTTAACTAATTTTCCAGTATCTATCAGTTTATTATCCTTTATTTTTAATACAGTTCTTTTTAAAGCATCTTTCATATGTTTCATAGTAACTTTAATATCATCATAATCTTGAAATCTCATATCTACAGGTTCTGAAGTCCATGCAACAGGATTATCCATTTCATCATAATGTACTTCATGTAAAGCAAAATGTTTAACAAAATATTCTTCATAATCTTTCTTTGAATACCAAGTTTCTTTATATTCAATAAATCTAGTATTCCAATATTTTCCTGTCCATTCTTTATTCATAATCTTCTTCCTTTACTTTTCTTTTTTCATATTTATCATTATATATTCCAGAATCTCCATAATATTTTCTTCTTTTGTGTTGATAACAATCTGGACATAATGCTTCTCCGTCAAGCCAAATTCTATCTCCTTCTCTTACATCATTTTTACACCAAGGACATTTTACTATTTCATCTAACCAACTATCACTCATTTTCTATCTCCTAACCATAGATCTTCTGAATACAATTCATTATTATCTACTAACTTATTTAAATTTGGATTTTCTTTTTTAGCTATTATTAATGCTTCTTCTCTATTAACAAATCTTAAATCATCTGTTATAAATCCTTGTTCAGCATATTTAAAATCATTTGGATATAATATTATTAATTCGCTATGTGAATTTCTACTAGCATATACTTTACCTTCTTTAGTTCTTATTGCTGGAGCTATTATCATTTTTATTCATCCTCCAAATTACATATATAATATTGAATAGATTCATTATAACTTATTGTATGAGGATATCTTTTAACAATATAATCTAAAAAATCATCAGTACCTGTATAATTAAATAATCCAAAATCATCATTATACTTTTCACAATATAATTTATTATGATCTTTGCGAATTCTATCCATACAGTCCCAAACATTTGCATTATTTTTCAGATATTTTTTAATATCTATAGAATCTAAATACTCATATTCATCATGTTCTTTCTTTTGCCATAACTCTTTCTCTTCTCTAGTCATATTCATTTCTCCTTTATATAATGACCGCATCTCCAGTCATCCCAACTATATTTATCAGGATATCCTTGTTTCTTTTCCTTTGCAGTTCTAAAATTATCTTCTTTCCACTCTTCTAATTCTTTAGGTATATATTCCCAAACTTTAGTTATAATATTTCCATTAGAAGATTTATAATCAAATTTTTCTATACCATGAGTATATAGAAATTCTTCTAATCTCCATTTAGATGCAAATTTAAAATACATTACATCTTTTGGAATATCATTAAAATAAGCTAAATATGATTTCCCATTATGTTCACCATATGCCTTTAATTTAGTATTATCATTAATAATTAAACAATCATTAAACCAAGCCATATCTGTTCTCCTTTATTTCTTCATATCCAAATCTATCTATCATTTCTTTTAAAGTTATAGGATACCAATCCCATAAATCACATCCACAATTATATCTATTAGGTTGATCTATTTTATTAGGATTATTATGTAAGTGGCCATGAATATGTATAGATCCATAATGTTGTCTATCCCAATCTTCGATAGGATAATGAGATAGAATAACACATTTACCTTGATCTTCAATTCTTTTATAATAAGTTATTTCTTCCCACAATCTTTCCTTTAAATCAATACTATTTATCCATCCTTCATCATGATTTCCAATTATTAAATGTTTTTTACCATTCAAAGATTTAACAATATCATTTATATTATCTATAGAAGCTTTACTACCTTTCCAAGCAAAATCTCCTAAAATATAAACAGTATCATTAATTCCTATTCTTTCATTCCATCGATCTATTAAGCCTTGTGTCATTTCTTCAATAGTTTTCCAAGGTCTATTTTCATATTTTATAATATTACTATGTCCAAAGTGTAAATCAGATGTGTAAAATATCTTACTCATCTAAATTTACCTCCTCATTATTTATATATAACTTTCCACTATAATAATGAATACTGCTATTTTTTATAATATCTTTACAGTTCTGTATTATAGCTTCTTTTATCTCTTGTTCATTAGATGTATTAGCAAGTATTGTCATTAGTTTTCCTTCTGATAATAAACTACCATTAACACCTTCTATTCTAAAATTTACTTCATGTTCATCCTCATATACTAATGTAAAATCAGATAAATAAGTACTACCATAATCACAAGTAGGACATCCTTGTATATGATGAGAATCATATAATACATCTATTATTTTCATTATCTTTTACTCCTTTTATTATTCCATATAAATCCAAAATCAGTTCTTTTAATTTTACACATATCACCATTTTCTCTATGAAATACAATACCTTCTATATAATGAGTATTTAAATAATCTTTTATTCCTTCAAAAGTTCTAGGAACATTATCTAATATCTTATTACCATGTTTAAAGAAAGTATCAGATTCTAAATTATAAGGATTTGTTTGAAAATGAGGTCCACATAATTCATATGTTCCATCTTCTAAATACTCTTTGTCTAATCTATTCCAAGCTTCTATAAACCATTTATCATCAGATTTATCTTCTTTAACTTCTACCCAATGAGGCCAATGAGTTGTTATTGGATCTGGCTCAGGCTGACAAGGTATGGCTCCTTCAGGAGGCTGTTTACCTTGTTTTGCATCATATCTTTTATATAATTTGTTATTTTGTATCAAACAACAAGTACCATCATATTTTTCTGTAGCTAAACCTTCTCCGTTTATTACCCATTCACAACCAGGAGTTATTTGAGATGTTATAGCTTTAACATTATGATTTTCAAACTCCCTTATAAATAAACTAGGTATCTTTTTCATTGTTATTCCTTCCTAGGATCTTGAACTACCTTTAAACCAATACCTCTACTATATTTATATAACATGAATAAAAATAAAGATTTAAACAATTCAAAATCTATATTATTTCTTTTACAATATCTTTCTACATTTTCATATGTAGGACATTCTATAAATACATTAGCTTGCAAATTTTCTAAATATACTATATCAATAGATAATTCTTCTCCATTTAATGTAAAATAAACTTTATTACTCCCTCTATCAGTTCTATTACCAGGTCTTTCTTTTCCTATAATTTTAATATCTAAATTTAGATTCATTTTTAATCTCCTTTTCTCAAGAAGATACATAATTATTCAGTTTTTACCTAAAACTCTGTTAAAACTTAAATATGCACGAAATAACTATATATTTTCCAGATATTCTATCTCTTTATTATGCTTTTTAGCATAATCTATGTATAATTGAGTAGTTTTTCCAATGTATTTGTCTTTATTATAAACGAATAAGATATCAGAAATTAGTATTTCGTCTTCTATTAACTGATTTAATAATACTTGCTCTTCTTCAAATAATTCAGGATTCTTTAATGATGAAGAAAAAACCATATTTCCTTGTAAACATAAATCTGTATATTTCTGGTTTATATCATCATTAAATTTTTTAGCTCCAACAAGTGTTATTATTTTTCTAGGTTTGTGTTTCAAATAGTTTACCAAATCAGTATCAAAAATGTTTAAGTATTTTTTATAAATCATATCACTATCATATTCATCAATATGTACACGTTCTTCTTCAAGTTGATCTATATAATCTTTAGGAGTATATTCACCTGTTCTAAACATATCTAAAGAAACAAATAAATCAGCCATAAAGTCAGCTATATTTTCTTTATCTATAAAATTTTCTTCACTAAAATATAAAGCATATACTACTGCTGTTAAAATATTTTGTAAACTATGATTAAGTTCTTCTTCAAAAGCTATGGCATAGTCTCTTCTAAAATTTGTGTCAATTTGATTTTCAAAAGATCTAATCCAGTCTACTAATTTTGATTTATCTTTATCTCTAGCTGCTTTTTCTAATCTTCTTAATTCATTTCTATTAATCAAACTTCCCATTATATACTCCTATTCTTGTTATCAATCTTCCATTATAGTTATTTCAGCAAAATCTTCAGGATCCATTTCTGTATTATATTCTATATTTCCGAATATCTCTGGCATGTCTTCTTTAAACTTTAAAAGTAGTGGTATTAATAATTGATTTATTGCAGGATGAGCATGTTTTGTACATCTTAAACTTAATACATGTTTCCATTCTCTTATATTACAAGTCATATTCACCTCTGCTGCTGTACTATGAGGTAATAACATTCTTAATTGATCTGGAGTACAACCAATCTTACTCATCTCTAAATAAGATTCTTCAATATCCTCCATACAATTTTTCCAGAATTCATATTCAGCTGTATCTTCTTTAATATTTACTGGTTTAATAAATTTAATTTGATTATCAAATTTATCTCTACCATAATTACAATATCTTGTACTTTCAATAGAGAAAGAAGCTATTCTATGTCTTGTTAAGTCTTTATATACTCCTATATCACAAAGCATTCTTACAGATATTTTTTCATGTTCTAAAATACTTTCATGTCCTCTATTAATACAATTTTTTAAAAGATTACTATAACTTGTATCTGTTATAGTATTCTCTGATCTATAACAAGTTCTGCAAGCTCTTTCTAATCTTTTCATAATCTTTTTTCCATCATAGTTTTCAACTTCTATTTTAGGATTAACTACAATCATCTCTGATTCTCCTTTACATTCAATATTATAACACATATTTTAAAAACTGGAACGAGATTTACCAATAAAAAATAGATGTTATATATAATATAACATCTATTTCTTGTATATTTATTTAATATTTTTTGGAGACAATTAAATTAATCTAAAGGACCATAGCTGTTTACCATATCAGCTGATCTTTTTAATATAGCTTTTGCTAAATCTCTGTTTTTATCTATTAACTCAAATTGTTCTTGAGTTATATCCCCTCTATCTCTCCAATAGTTTGTGCTATCCCATTTAGGAAGTATTTCATAATACTCATCTGCTTCTTCAACGGTATGACAACTTTCAGGAGTTCCTGTTACAAAATATAATTTATTTGTAGTAGTTATTCCTACTTTTTCAAGTTCATCTTCAAATGCTTTTATTTTATCATCTTCTGATTCTTCTAATTTTGATTCTTCTTTATTAGATAATTCAGCAGCTTTTAATATATTATCTATTGTATCTGATGCAGTAGCTATATCACTTTTATAAGTTCCTAAAAATTCTGATTCTCCACCTTCTATAGTATCCCATAAATCTTGTAAAGCTTCTGATGCTGTTCTTAAAGCTTTTAAATCATTATAATCTGCTTTTATTTCTGCTTCATCCAATTTAGTCTCTATCATTCTTGTTTGTTGAGCTCTTTTTTGTAGAGCTAAGAATTCATTATTAGTTATTTCTTCATTAAAAGATGCCTCATTTAGAAAATCATCAAATTCTTTATCTGTAGCATCCATTGCTATTAATTCATTTAATTGTTCTAATAAATCTAAATAACTTTGAGTATGTTCTTCTTTATCTTCATTTATTATTTCTAGTATATCTTTAATATCCTGTTCTTTATTTTCTTCTAATGACTCTGTTCTTTTTGAAGTTATCTTTTTAACTATTTCTTTAATTTGTTGAAGATACCAACTTACTCTTTCATACTGTTCTTTAGAATCATTATCTAAATTATATCTTCTAGTTATTTGAGAATCTTTAGATTTTTTATCCCAATTTTTATATTCAATTTCATCTTTAACTCTTTGTAAATATGATTTTAAATCTTTTAAATCCCATTCAGAAGCATTTAATAAATCTTCAGGTCCTAAAACTTTAAGTTCGTTTTTAGCTTCTTCAAATTCTCTTTTAGCTTTTTCATAATACTTATCTACATATGCTTTATAATCATCATCAGATACTTCTTTAACATCCTTTAAAGCTTCTTCATATTCAGCTTTAATTCTTTTACAGATTTCAGCTACATCAGCCAAATCTACTTGACTATCACTAACTCCATTATATTTATCACAATCTTTATATGAAGGTAATTTACTGTATTCATTATAAGTTAATCCTTCTAAATAATCAACTCTTATAGATAAATAAACCTGACCATCATCTTTTAAATATGAAATAGGAACTCCATTACATATATAACCTCTAAAATGATTTCCATCATCTGAAAAATCTTCTTCAGGAAATCTTTCTATACCATATTTTTTAAAATTTAATTTATCTTCTTCTAATATATCTACATCTTCATTTAATGCTTTTGTTTCCTCTAATTTATTATCAGCTGATTTAACTTCCTCAGATGCTTCTACTTTTTCTTCTTCATCTTCTTTCTCTTCTTTTGCATCTTCAAAAGTTTCAGGAGCAAATTCTGTTCCTTCTTCCTCTTCTTCTGTTTCTTGATTTATTCCATTTTCTTCAGCTACAGTTTCATCAGTTTCTACTCTACCTACCATTACAAAAGCTTCCGGTACTTGAGTACAAACAGGACATATAGCTCCTGGTTCTAATATTTCATCTGTAACAAAAGTAGCTCCACAAATAGGACATGTTTGAAGATATTGACCTTCCCATTCTTCATCGAAAGGAATTTCACCTTCTGGAGTATCTTCAACAATTTCTTGAGCTCTTTCAATAACTTCTTCATATTCTTCACTATTTACTTTAGGATCTGTAACTACTAATATGTTATCTACTATTCCTTCTACATCATTTACATCTTTACTATCATCTAGTTCATCGTAAAGAGCTTTTAATGTAGCTTCTTGTAAATTCATTTTTTCTTTTTCCATTTTAAAACTCCTTTCTAAATTATATTCCAGCAATTATATCATTAATAGATGTTATTGTTTTAACTAAGTCTCCATCTATTTGAACTTGACCTGATATAAAAGCTTTTAGAGGTTCTGATGAACTTCTTATAGTTATATTAATTTGACCTCCTTGAGGTACTGCTATAGTTGATTGACTTTCTCCATTATCAAATGATACTTGTACTTCCATACCTTCATCTGATAATTCATTAAATAATTGAGATGTTCTTAAAGTTATTTGTCCATCTTCTGAATCTGCATCAAAATCTGGAGAACTTAATTTATCACCAATAGTATTTAAACTTTTTGTATTTTCTTCTTTTAATCTATTTTTAATAATTAAAGATTCAGTTAGATTATTAACTTCTTTATATCTTTTTTCTTTTTCATCAGCATATGCAGTAGCTATTTTATCAGCTATATCTTTTAAATTTTTCTTATTTAAATCTATTTCAATACCAAACCTTTTAGCTTGATTCTTAATATAATCGCTATCATCACCATCTATTTTGTAAACATCTCTAACAGTTTTATTCATTCTATAATAGAATTCTTGCCAATTTTCTTCAGTCCATGGTTTAACTTCTGATGGTTTTAATAACTCATCAGGAATATCTGTTAACATACCTGGTATTTTTGCTTCTGTTAAAGGCATTTCAGCTGGCTCATCATAAGCTTCTATTTGATCTATAACAGGTTTTGGTTCAAATTCAGTTACAAGATTATCAACATATGCTATTTTATAATTAGCTTGTTGTTCTCCCATCCAGATTTCAATAGCATCATCTAACTCTATTGCTCCATCTCCTATTTTATCTTCTACTTCTTTAGCTATCTTAGATATTGTTTTTTCAGTTGGATCTCCAAATTCATCTAATTCATAATAACTTGGAGCTTCTGCGAATGTTGGATCATTTTTTGTTGTAAACCACATACCTTCTTCTGTCATACGACTTATAACTAAATTTAAAATTTCATTTTCTTCCATAGTTATTTCACCTTTCTTATTTGTATTACTATTAATATTTTACGATAAAAATAGAAGTAGTTATGTTTATAATAACTACTTCCCTTTTAATTTATATATTAACGATTTAATCTGTTTACCCAATCAAATAGATATAAAGCTAATTTTTGATTTACTACTTTAGGATACATTTTTAACATAACATTTGTTTTAACCATAAATTCAACATTTATAAAATTATAACCAATACAATAAGTTTGATCTTTACAAAAAGCTATTTTAATAAATTCACCTTTTCTTCCAAAATTAATTAATATATAATCACTACTATTTCTAGCTTGCTTAATTTTAGTCTCTATATCATTTAATAATAATCTTTCTTTAGGTTTAGCATTAATAACCTGTCTCATTAATTAAACCTCCTTTATTCGATATTTACATCTGTTATAGCGATCATAGGTTCTAAAACATCTTTTATTTCATAATTTATAGTGTACATATCATCGTCGTCCCATACAACCAATTCTTGTAATTCATCTGGATCTTGATTATAAAATTCATCATAAGTTAAAAATACTGTATTGAATTTTCCAAATAATGATTGAAGAATTGTATTTAATTCTCCTACTGACATTGTTTGATCTATTCTATCTTGTAAATAATCTACGATAGTTTTTTCAGATCCATCTTCATTTGTAAAGATATGATCTGGATCAGAATTATCTCCTAAATCTTCTTCAGCATCTTCTCTTAAAGGCTCTGAATTATCTTGAGCTTGCTCTTGTTCATGAGCTTCCGGATTATTCTTTTCAAAATCAGGATCTATTTTTCTCATTATATCATCAAAATATTGATCAGCTGTATCTTTCTTTCCATCCCAACCATTTTGTCTCATTTGATTAAATATTTTTGCCATGTATGAAACAGATAATTTATCCATATAATTTTCAACTGATTCTTCTGCTTTAACTTTCACTCTATCTGATACATCCTTGAACCCAAACGTATCACAATAATAATATTTTCCATCTATTTCTATTATATCAGAAACAGATATTGATCTTGCTTTAGGATTCTTCTGTCTAAATCCTTTATTAGTATTTCCATATGAAAATATAGATTCTAACATTCCATCTATATCATTTTTAAATACTTTTTTGAATTCTGATAAACCTATTTCTGCTACTTTCTCGTAATCATTTAGATCTATTTCAAGGTCATCTTTCAGACCTTGAAATATTTTTCCATGATTTTCATCTATAGCTTTCATTTGATATAATATAGCATTTGACATTATACATTACCTCCTTTATATACTATAGGGATTAATTTATCTATATGTTTTGCAAGTTCAGACATATCAACATAATCTTGACGAATATCTGTGTCTAATTCGTCAGGATCATCATATCCCATAGCTTTTGCAAGTTCTGTTAAATCTTCTGGTATTGTATATAAATACATTGAGTCAGTTCCATCATGATGAATATAATTTATTGAGATTTGGTTATTATCATCAGCTTCTACTCTTATTTCATCATAATCAGCCATTGTATCTCTTAAATTCTTCTCATCTGCATATATTATTTTTCCTCCACCTGAAGTACCATCCCATCTGCCTACAGATCCTAATAAAATTAATATATCTTCTTTACATTGACTTTCTATCATAGGCCAAACACTATTTGAGAAATCTTCATCTTTTACTTCCCATTGAGCTTGAGCATCTTGTTCATACCAGCCTGTTAACCATCTTTCTTTATCTAAAGGTGATGTCATTTCTTTTTGAATTTCTTCACAATACTCTTCATATTGTTCCTTTAAATCATCCATATTGGCTTCTATTTCTTTTTCTACTCTATCATATAATTCTGCATTTATTTCATCTAGTTCGAAATCAGTTAATTTATCTGGATCTTTATCAGGATTTTCTTCTTTATATCTTTCAGCCTCTGCTTCAAACCAAACTTCTTTAGTATCCTCTAACCACATCTCAAATGATTTAGGAGTTTTTGCTGAAGGTTCAAATTCATCTAAATATTCTTGATAAGCTTCTTCAGCTGTTTCTTCATCTCCTTCATATTCAGATGTCCATACAACTGTATTTTCAGTTAATTTCTTATCACTGTCTTTCTTTTCTTCTGATGCTACTAAACCAGCAAGTGCTCCTAATCCTCCTAAATCTAGATTAGGACTTATATCTCCAGTATCTACATTAATATTAGCATCTAGAAATTCTTCCTTTTTAGAATATAAATCATCATCATAGTTACCTTCTTCACAAGCTGCTATATAACCAGACATATCATAAGTTCCATCTTTATTTATTACTACAAAAACATTTTCTTTAGAATCTGCTTCAAAACTATAAGTACTTAAATCTCTAACTGTTACAAATGCTTTTTCAAAATTAGTATTTTTAAAAGCTTCTGCAAAGTTTTTAACATCATCTTCATTGAAAAATTGTTGTGTTACCCAAAATAAATCATTATCATTAACTCTATTATATTCTTTAAATCTCATTACATGAGGTATATTTTTCTCAAATTCTACTCCACTAAATTTTTCTTCATCTTCAGTAAGTTCTTTATTTTCTCTTTCTATTCTTTTAACATCTTTAACATCAACATTTAAGTCTCTAACATTAGAACTTTTAGCTACATCTCCTAATAATTCTTTTGCTCTTTTTTCAGCTCCTTCTTCATTAGTATATCCCATATCAATTGTCATATCTCCTTCAAAATCTACTTTAAAATCAGGAGCAATACCATTTGCCTCATTTTTCACTTCTTTAGATTCAAATACTCTATTTAAATAACTTCCTAAAGATTGACTGACATTTCTTAAATCATTAACCAATACTTTATCTTCCATTGCACCAGTTGTTCCATTAGATAATATTTGTAAATCATCTAAAGCAGTATCTATACTGTTTTTAACAGCTACTAATTCTTCTCTATTAAAATGATCTCTGCTTTCATCTAAATTTTCTTTAGATCTTTTTTCAGCTCTATCTATCATATCTTGAATTTCTTTTTCAACAACACCATCCATTGTTGATGGTAAATCTACAACACCCATTTCTTTTGCATAATTATTTATATCTTCTTCTGATAACCATTCAGGTTTTTCTTTTAATTTATTATAGATTTCTCTCATTTTATCTATTTGACCTTGTTCATTTTTAGCCCAAAGACAATGTTCAGCATCTCTATTACCATTTCCTAAATAGTAATCACAATCAGATTTTAATCTTGAAAGTAATCTATATTCAAATTCTTGAGGATTTTCTTCTGATTCTACTTTTTTAGATTCATCTAAATCTTCTTCATTTTCTTCGAAGAATTTATCCATAAACCAATCAATTGAATCTTCAAAAGCATTTTTACAAGTATCTGTATCCCAATTCATTTCTTTAAATAAGGGATCATACTTAAAGGCAACATCTCCTAAAGCATTATAAACATCACTTTTCATATTTGATAAATCCAATTTATCTTCTACTACTTTTTTAGATTCTTCTAATAGATCATCCCATCCTCTATTTTTCAATTCTGTAACTAATTCATCATAAGTTAATCCATTTAAATAGTCTTCATCTTCCTCGCTTATATCTGGGTATTGAGCAAATACTCTAGATAAAATAGAATGTGTATCTTGTCCTTCTACTTTTACCTCTTTACTTTCATCTAAGAATTCTTCATTCTTATCATTTATATGCATATCTAATAAATCTGATGTTACTATAGAATAAGCTTCTTCGACATCATCTCCATCATCTTCACATTGTTGAATTGCTTCCGTAACCATATTTTGTAATTTAGGATCTACAATTAACATAGCTGCATTATAAAGATCTTCATATATTTCAGCACATTCCATTCTATATATAATTTCTTCAAATGTAGCATTTTCATCTAAATATTCATCTTCTTCTAATACTTCATATGACTCTTCCATATCTTCATCATCTAAATCATATGCATGGTCATAATAAGGTTCTAAAGCTCTTTTCAATAAGTCATATTGATAATCTGATTCATGAGATTCTATATAATCTCTTATATATAATTGAACTTCAGCATCAGCTAAATCAATGCAGCCTTCATCATCCATTTTAAACTTTAGACCTTTATAGAAATAGTCAGCTAAAGCAGAATCACAATCTTCGTATATATCATCAAAAATAGCTTGTAATTTAACTTTACCTGTCTTACCTTCATTTAAAAAGTCCATTTTAAACATACCTCCTACTAAATTTCTAATAATATTTTACTCTAAACATTGCCATCTAATAATGTAAAAATATTCTTTTCTTTTTCTTCTTCTAATGATTTACTTTTAAATGATATATTCATATCTGCAAAATATTGTTTTAATGCATCTATTTCCTTTCCATCTATTAAAGCATCTGACATAGCTCCTTTGCCGTGTAACTTTTTGAATACTAATTCATCATAAGTATCTTTAGCAAGTAAATCTATAATTTGAACTGTATGTTTTTGACCAATTCTATGAGTTCTATCTACACATTGATCATAAGTAGCTCTAGACCAAGGAGGACTTAAAAATACAACTATACTTGTATTAACTAAAGTATAACCAACTCCTAATGTAGCTTCTTGTGCGAATAATACAGAAAATCCATTTGTATTTTCATGTTCATCTACTACTTTTTGAACATTAGTTCCCATTCCGCCTTTAACTAATTTAGGCCTATATTCTTTACAATATTCTAATCCTAATTCTAAAGCCTGAGTAAATGGACAAAATACTAATACTTTTTGATTATTCATTTTAGCTTCTTCAAGTATATCATTTAATCTTTCGAATTTAGTACTTGTTATATGCTTACTTATTAATAATTCGGCGGCTACTGTCGCTTGTCTCATTCTTGTTATTATAGCTACTGTTTCTTCTGGTGGTAATATTTTATCTAATTTAAAATCTTTTTTACCTATAACTTGATCAAATACATCTTGTTCATCCTTATTTAATTCTAGCCATTCTTGTTTATATATTTTATCTGGAAGGTCTAATAAATCTTTTGTTCTTCTTATAGAACTTTTATACAAAATTTCATGAAGTTCATTCATATTTTGATAACCTAAAACTTGCCCATATTCATCTTTAATTACAAATTTTCTTTCAAATACCCACTTATTATAATTTATTAACCCTATAAAAGACATAGGACAATATAAATCATATGGATTATTAACAAGTAAAGTACCAGTCATACCTACTTTACTTGCAGAAGGATCTAATTCCATTATTCCTTCAGACTGAGATGATTGCATATTTTTAGATTTATGAATTTCATCTATAGCTATCATTCCTAAATTCTTTTTCATTATTTGAGCATTAAGATGATGAACTATACCATTTTTAGTTTTTTTATCTTCAGAATTTAATCTAATTCTCTCTATATTTAATATCCAGAAAAACTCTTCAGGACAACTATCTATTTGAGCTTTAGTTTCTTCTACAGTTATAGGAACTACTTTACCTTTAGAATTTATTTTAGTACCCAATACTATAGCTTTTTCATTTTTACAAAATTTTTCTACTTCTCTTTGCCAATTCCATTTTAATGAATTTATACCACATATTATTAGGCAATGTTTAAGTCCTTGATGTTCTTTTTTATATCTAGCAAGTGTTATTAGTTGCAAAGTTTTACCTAAACCTTGTTCATCAAGCAAAAGAAAATTATGATGATTTAAACCATATTGAACTCCTTCTAACTGATAATCATATAAATTATATCCATTAAAGTCCATTCCTTCTGTTATATCTGATTCTGTGACAAATTTAGCTTTAGGTGGATTATTGAGATATTTTATTTCTGTATCAGAAAAAAGCTGCTTTATCTCATCAAAACAAGAATAAGGAATTTCCCATTCTCTACTATCTGGTAAATATTTTCTATTCCAAAAGTTTTTGATTCTTTCTAAACTTTGTTTAAAATCATTCCCATACATTTTTATGTATAAGCTGTTCAAATCTAACGTTTGATTCTCTGCTGCTCCAAATTCTATCGTTATCATCCATCTCTACCCCTTTATCTAATACTATTTCTGAAATATCATTTCCTTTATATATAATATAACCAACTTCAGTATGTTTTTTATGATCATATATTATAGAATTAACATCTACTTTTAATAAAGCAAGTGTAGATAAATGATCAAATTCTATCATAACATGACCAAGAGATTTATCCATTAAACTATATCTTAGCATAATTTTAACCCTCCTTTTCTATGCTGCTATTATATAATAGTTTTTAAAAAATGGAACGGGGTTTTTATATAAAAAATAAAGGTATTATAAAATACCTTTATTTTAATTAATTTATATATTTATTCTTCTTCATCATCTATCATTTCATCCATATATAAATCATTCCAATATTCTAACAATGTATGATAATATTCTTGATCTATTTCATCAAATTGCATTGTAGCTGCATATCCATTACAATCTATCATCGGAGTATCTATAACCATTTTATTTTCACTATTTATAGCTTTTAAATTTTCATCAGATTCTTCGAAATTAGCTACTATATATAAATCATTAAATTCTCTGATTCCTTCTGTGTGCATTATCTTATGATATTGAACATTTTCTTCCCATGTTTCATCATATATTTCAATATCACCTAAATCTTTTATTTTATCTTTACAGAATTCTATAAATTTCTTTTTTTGAGGACTTATATCATCTTCATAATCTTCTAATAAAGCCATTTCCTGTAAAGTTTCAGTAAGATCTTTTGATTCTTTCTTATCAAATATACCTAAATTTTTCAAATGCTCAAATGAAGCAGGTCCTTCTGAATTAAATTTATTGGTTTTCTTTTGATCTAATTCTTTATCAGCTTGATATTCTTCTTCATCTTCCCATCCTTCATCATAATCATAATTTTCATCTTCATCTGTAAATAATACAGGCATATTTTTAACTAATTCTTCTAATGAATTATAGCTATAATTATCAACTGTATATATTTTATTTCCGTCTTTTATATCTACAAATACTTCTATATAATCTGTTTCTGATTCTGTTATAGCACAATTATCATAACTTTCATTAGCATCCCATTCATATTTAGTATTTTCATTTAAATAATCTATCAATTCTTCTCTAGCATTAAATATATCATCTTCTTTTGATTCTTCTAGTTTTTCTTCTTTATAATAAGGAGCTGAATCTCCAGCATTTATAAATTCTTGATAAGTGTCATATGCATTATCTTCAAATTCTTTTATAGTATTCCAATCCCAAACATGAATTATTTCAGCTTCATCTTCTAAGTTATATTCTTTAATTTGTTCTTTCTTTTTTCTTTCAGCTTCAGCTTTTGTTTTAAAAGGTCCTGCCATCAAATAAGCTGCTCCTATATCTTCTATAACAAAATAAGGATTATTTATATCCTCTTTTAATCTTTGTTTTTCCATTTCTTTAGGATCTATTGGAAAACTATCTATTTTTCCATTAGCACCACTAGCAACCCCTGAAGCTTGAGAGCATTCTTCATTTAATTCTTTATAAGGTTTCATTCTATAATTATTAGATCTAGTTATTTCTCCTGCAAACTTTTCAGGTTCTATTGTTTCTAATTCATATCCTATGACACCAGATCCATATATAGGATTTCTTTCTTCATCAGTTAATTCTCTTATTACTTTATATTTACCAAAATATTTATGAGAATATGTATCTTCTATTTGAACTATATCCCCTGGTTTATATGTTCCAAATCTTGCTGGATCTTCTGATTCATTCTTAACTTCAACCTCTTCATATGAAGCTCCTACTCCAGTTGCTTGTAATTCAGCTACTCTATCGATAGCTTGTTCTTCTGAATCTACAGTATCTACTAACTTAGAATTATAAACTCCATCTCCTCCATAAGTTGCATAAACTGCATATTTCTTACTTTCTTCTAGAGTTATTTCTTCATCATTATCTGTTTTAGTAGCTAAACTAAATCCACTATCTGAGATAGTATCAAAAGATCTTAATTGTTGATTAGCAGCAGTACCAGCCCATGTTCTTACAGTTCCATGATCTAAATCTACAACTTGATATCTAGGACTTCCATTCTTAAATTGCCAATCAGTTATTTTTAAAGCATCTTCAGGTTTAATTATAACTCTACTATTTCTAAGTCTTTCTCTAACACCTAAAAACTTCCAATTACCAGAAAAATGTCCTGTATTAGGTATACCAATATAATATTGACCGTCTTTTTCTAATACAGGATATACATTTCCCTCTGTATATATTGCATATTTGTTCATATCTATCTCTCCTTAAACACTATTATTATCAATTCAATAATATTTTACATGATTATATATTTATCGTGCATAGGAAAGAAATATAAAACTTCACCATTTTCCCATTTATCTTTTACAGAATCAACTATACTAATATCAAGATTTTCTTTCAAATAATCTTTAGCTTCAAAATTAATTTCATCAAGATATTTACTAAAGGCATCTTTTAACATAAAGACTAAATCATTAGCATCATTTATAATAAATACTTTTCCATCTTGAATCATTTTACAATATTTATCTATAAGTGTACTATATCTTACATATAATGTCATATCATGTTCAGAATCAGTTAATCCTTTTTTAACATAACATAACATTAAATATAAACCTTTATTAAAAAATTTTTCTATTACTTCTTTATAATCATTATCATTAACCGTAAACCTGATAATCATATTATTCATCCTCCTTAATATTATATCCAAGTGATATCATCTCTGTTTCCCAAGCTATTCTGACTGCCTCCCAAAGTTCATCTTCTGATAAATTTAACTTAGAAAACTTATCATAAATCTTCTGTCCTCTTTTATCTAGTTTATCTTTATAAAATTTCTTCGTCATTTTCATCATCTCCTTCTTCATCTTCTAAGAGAGAAGCTAAACAAGGTACATCTGTTTGTAATACTCTTAATTTTTCTTTAATATAATGCTTATAAGGATGCTGTGTTTCATTTAATTCAGTTCTTAGAGCATTCATAGCATCGTCCATTTCTCTTATTAACATTTTTCCTCTTTTCTTTTCTTCTTCAGTTAGATAAGGTAATTTTTCTTTCAATATAGTCACCTCCTTACATATATTCATTAAATGCTTCTATTGTATAATTATTGAATTTTTTAAAATACTTTCTTGCAAAATCTTGAGCTTCTTTTTCAGTTTCAAACCAAATAGTATCTTGTGAATTAAAAGTCCATTCACAACTATCACCTATACTAGCCTTTAGATAAAGTTTTTTATCATTATATGTCTTCATAGTAATTCTATAATAAGTTATTGTATATATAGCATCACTCATATAAATCATCTCCTTTAATCTAATATCTTAATTGAAACATTTCCTTTAACTTCTTTTTCATTAACATATTTCTTATACATTCTAGAATTTGGTGCATAATCTTCATAAAAAGCTTCAGAATTAAATTCTCTTTTAATATAAGGTTTCTTTAATGTAACTTTATATTCTTCACATTCATATTTAGTTTCATCTTGATCTAGCATTTCTTCATATAATGTTTTCTTAGCTTCTTCAATACCTTTATTTGCGTCATCTAAATCTTTTAATAACTTCATATATTTTTGTAATACTTCATTATCTTGATTCATTAATTCAAAAGCAGCTAATTCTTGTTCCAATTTCTTTTTCTTAGATACAAATTTCTTAGTTCTTTTATAATCTTCTTCTAATAGTTTTCTACCTGGAGATACTTCTTCTATTTCTTCTCCATTCATTAATTTATTTGAAGCTTCTTTAATAGCTTCTAAATCTTCATCAAATTCTTTCATAATAAACCTCCTATCAATTAACATATTGATCTAATATAATTATAACCCATTTTTTAAAAAATGGAACGGTATTTAATATAAATAATTTAATTAATTTTAAAAGCGATTTTAAACTGTTTCATGATAAATTAATATAAATTATCATCATTCAGAATAAAATCGCTTTATACTATGATTTTGTGTTAAATTAACATATTTTATTATTCATATTTAACTATAAATTTAATAGCTGATCTTTCTTCATCTTCTATTTTAATTTCAGCAAACCCTGGAGTACAAACTAAATTATATCCCATAGGCGCTACATATCCTCTAGCTACTGCTATTGCTTTTACAGCTTGATTTACAGCACCTGCTCCTACAGCTTGAATTTCTGCTTTCTTATTTTCCTTTAATACTGCAGCTATCATTCCTGCTACAGAACTTGGATTTGACTTACTTGATACTTTAATTATTTGTTCCATTATTGTTTAACTCCCTTTCATATATAATATTTTGTTGTAATTGTATTTGTTTTGTCTTTTCTCTTTCAATAGATTCATTAGATCCACATATAACCAAAGTTATCATTAAAGCTGCAAAACAAATTACCATTATACACCATTCACTTATCTCAAAATCTCCAAATTGCATTAAATTTCCTCCGTAAGCATATCTATTATAGTTGTTTTATCTAATTTATCTAATGATAAATCATAATCTACCCTATGAATTATTTTCTTATATAATATTTCATCTTGATCTTGATTATTTTTAACAACTACTTCCTGTAATTCTTCAGTATAAGGTTCATCACTGATTTCGATTAATGAATCTGTCAATAATTGTCTTAATGTTAATTGAGATTCAGAGTACTTATCTAAATAATCATATGTTATTTTATTAACATTAGTTCTAGATGTAATTATAGAAGATCCCATATCAAATTTATTGAATATAAATTCTATATTATCTTCATTTACTTTTATTAAACCTAAAGTAGTTTTATAATTATCATCTGATATATCAAATAAACAAGGTACTGATATCAATACTTTATTTGGATTTATTGTATAATTATTTTCCAATTTAATATCTTTTTCTGAAGCTAGTATTAATTCGAATGGTATATTTTTACTATTTCTAGTATAATCATTTATAGTTAATAAGAATGAAGTTGGATTACATCTTTTAGATATTGCAAATAATTCAGTAGCTCCTTTTGGTAATTTAGCATCAGTAACATCTCCTGAAAATACAATATCCCCTGTTTCAGATCTATATCCTGTATTCCATCCGAAAGATTGATTCATATTCATTGTATGAATATCTAAATCTATTCTTTCATTATCAAAATTTTTCCAATGAACTCCTACTATCATATCATTTAATCTAGGTACTTGTATAGAAGTTCCATATGGTAAATATCCTATATACTGTTTTTCAGATGTAGGAACAGTTATATCTATATAGTTAGGTAAATATACTTTTTTACCACATAATAATTTATTTATTCTTTTCTTTAAATGACTATATACTAAATCTAAAACTCTGGATTGAACCCATTTTTCTTCTATATTTTTATGTTTTAAAGTATTCGCATAAGCCTTACCATTTCTAACTTTATATAAAATACTTTCGGTATCTGTTTCTCTATATCTTAAAGAATTTACTATACTTACTTCTCTAAATATAGTAGTCTGATCTAAAGCTTTTTCTATACTTTCTTTAGATAATGCTAAAATACTTTCATCTTTTATACTAGTTATATTATCTAATATGCCTTTTCCTATAGCTCTATGATATCCTTTTATTCTAGCTAATTTATCTAGTCTATTAATGATTTTATTTATAGATTCAGCATATGAACAACTTCCTTTTTCTCTCTTGAAAGCTAAGAATAGGTCTTTAAATCTTAAAAAGATTTCAGCAAGACGCTCATATCCATGAGGTTTTCTTATATAGTTATTTAAATAATTATATATTTTATCAGCATCAGCTTCTTTTATTTTCTTAATTAAATGTTTATTCTTAATTAATAAAGTTTCTCCAGTTGCTTTAAATATTAAATATCTTAGAAACTCAATATTACTTTTAGGAACTAGATTATATTTTTCAAACATAGCTATTCTTACTTCTTTATTTGTAATATCATCTACTTGTTCCTGATCAATATAATCTGATAATAGCATTATATCTTCTATTGTTTGTTTTGATAGTGCTATTCCAGATGTTAATAATTTCATCATTTTTTCTTTTAATTGATCTTCAGTTATATCTTTAATTACTATTAAAGGTATATCTTCTTCTAATTCTGGTATTTCTAATTTTTCATTTGGAATATAAACTAAATTTTCATTATATAAATCTAATGATTCTAATCCATAAGTTGTAAAATAATGAATTACTTGTTGAGCTATTAATACTTCTATAGGAGTTTCTAATACTGTTTTAAATGATTTATGAAATGTTTGATTCCATTCTTCTGGTTTTTTACCAAACATTTGAATTGCTAAATCAATTACTTCTTTATCAGCTCCATCTATTCTAGTAAATACTAATCCACTCTTTGCTACATTCTCTTGATTTTCTTCTATTATATTTGTTGTTGTTACAAATGTTCCATATAAATAAGATTTAAACAATCTTAATAATGCTTCTTTTTGTTTTACTGTTAACATATTTTTCTACCTCCTATTTATTATATATAACATCTTTTAAATCTAAAGAAGTAATAGCTCCTCTCTCATATTTATCTATTAAGTCATTATATATTCTGTCTAAATTTTTCTTTTCATCAGTTTCATACGCCTTAATTTCATATATTAAAAATAATATCAAATCATCTATCTCTGGTTTTGATAATTGTATGTTATCTAATTTATACAAAGTAAATTGTTTTAGATAATCATCTATATAATTTTGCATCGTTTGTAATACTTCTCTTCTTTCATTTCTAGGTTTTAAATCTAATTTATTTTTTATAGCTCTATATACTAGTTCTTCCATTGTTATCTTTCCTTTCATTTTCATAATACTCCTTTATTTGTTGATATGTTGCTACATCTCCATCAGGTATTGTATAAAATTTTTGATCTTCTTCACTATATATTATTTGCATCATTTAATACCTCATTAACCTCATTCATTACTCTTTCATATTCTTTATTATTTTCTTCTATTTGTTGTTTTAAATCATCAATTTTTTCTTGTTGTCTATGTAGATTCATCATTTCAAAACAGAACCACATAAACATTATAAATATTAGTGCTATCATTATTTTCCAAAATTTATTCATTTTACCACCTCATATAAAATTAAAAGGGCTGAGATGTAAAAAATATTGCTTAAAAGGCAATCCCTGATAGGATTTTAAAAAGGAACATCTTATAGCCCTAATATAATACTTAGGAATGGAAAGTAAACATTTTATGCGGCTGCTCTACCAACTGAGCTATATCGCCCGAAGACAATAACAGGACTCGAACCTGTGACCTGCTGCTTGGCCTAATTTAATAAGGAACTTTCTATATCCCTAAAATTAATAACATATAAAGAGGCTGAGAAGTAAACTACTTTCAAACCCAATTTGAATGCGGAATACTCCGCTGATATAAGGAACTTCTTATAGCCTCAGAAAACAAATCCAATAAGCTGAAAACTAATTTAAACTGCCCAATTAAGGACAATTCTTGGAGTCGAACCAAGCAGGATCCGAAGATCCATAACCATGTATCATAAGGAAGTTTTTATAGCTTATTGTCAAAGCAAGCTGAAATGTAATAATGGCTCACTAGATCGGATTCGAACCGATGACTTAGGGTTATGAGCCCTACCCTCTGACCAACTGAGGTACAAGTGAAAAGGATAGGAACATTTTATAGCTTGCAGATATATTATATTATAGCTGAAAAGTAATTTTAGGGCCTTAGCCACTTAGGCGATACTATACTTCGTATAGCAGCACGACTCGAACGTGCATCACTGGTTTTCAAGACCAATTTAAAAGGAACTTTTTATAGCTATATATTATATAACAACTTTCTTAATCAATTCTTCTATATCTATAGCTAATAGATACAATATCATAATATCTTGCTGCCCCTTCTCTATTTTTTAGGAAAACAATCAAGCCATGTATGAGCTGCTTTTACAAATCCACATGTTCGTAATATTCTTATAGCTTTGTAATTTTCATTATTAGCAAAATTTCTTCTACTTTCATTTTTATTACCTAATATAGATATAAGTTCTGCATAACAAGTATTTAATATTTCTACATCTTCACAATCTAATATTTTTTGTTTTACTTCTTGCTCTCTAGCATATAATTCTTTTGGATTATATTCTTCAGGTAAATCTAATTGTGTAAATAATAACAATTTATTAAGTAAAGCTCTTATATCATCTATACAAGATTCTATAGTTACAGGCATATTTAGATATTCAGTTGATACTGAAGGATTATCTTTATTCTTAATATAAAAATCTATTAATTGTTCTGCTTTAACATCAAAATCATGTCCTATCAATCTTTTTAGTTCTTTAAGATGATTACTATAATAAACACACCATCTAGTTATTAATGATGAAAAAGCATCTTTATTAACTCCTTTTAAACCAGGTCTATAGACATCTAAAATTCTTTTTACATGAGCATGAGATACTCCATATGCTTTTAATATCAATATTTCATTATGGAGTTCTTGTACTACTCTATTATTTTTAGAAGGAGAGGCTATTATATCTTTATATTGCTGTTCTGATGTATAATAGTCTTCATCAAAGAACCCTGATACACCTGTTTTAGGATTTATCTCTTTTGAGATAAAATTTTTATATATCATTATTCTTCTACCTCCTCATCATCTTCTGCTTTATGAAAGTTAGGACCATATGAAACAAAGTTAGGTGCTAAGTTTTCATCTTTCTTACTTAGATCTTCATATAATCTATTAATGTTACATCTAATTGATCTAGCATTATAGTTATATCTAAAATCAATTTCATTAATACAAGTTTCAACGTTAGTCCATTTTTGCATTAAATGTCCTTCTTCTGTTAATATTCTAAATAATTTCTCATTATCTACTTCAGGGAATTTATAACAGAATATTATAGAAGTAACTAGATCTGACATATCACTTGATTTAAGTCTAACTTGATTTTCTTTATAATAATCCATTACAGAAAATACAAATTCTAAACATTCTTTCCCTTTGTTATACATTTCTTCAGTTACATTTAATCTACCGTTTTTAATAGCAGTACCTGGAGCTTTTTTAGTATTAAATAATACTGTGCACATGTTATTTACTGTAACACATTTTTTACCATGTTCTTCAACATTTCATTAAATAGTTTTACTATCCATTGATAACTTTCTTTTCCTGTTTCAGCATAACATTCAATATAATCCATCAAATTCCAAGGTGTTGCATTGATATTCATAACAATACAATCATCAATTTTTAACCCAGGCCTTATAATGAAGTTAACAGGAAGTCCTCTTCTTTTACAAGCTTCCAATCTTCCTTGACCATCAATAACTTCAAATTTTTCATTTACTATAATAGGTACAGGAATGTAACCTATTTTATCAAAAGATGCTAATATCTTTGATACACGATCTTCTAATACCTTTCTATTTCCTAATACTCTTTTGAATGCATCATAATCTGTTGTTCTAAACATTTCTTCTGAACTTTTTACATAATTCATAAATTTTATACCTCATTTCTTTTTAAATTTTAATAGTTCCACGATAGTTCCAATTCTGTAACATATCATTAACTCGTTCTTGTAACTTATTTTTATAAGTTCTTTTTAAATCTAATATTTCATTTAGTTTTTTGATATCTTCTTCTAAAATTTCCTTTTCTTCGGGTAAATATAATTTATTAAAATCTTTCCACATTGATAGAAAAGTCCATTGTCGTACATTATTTAAATAGTATTCTAATTTCAAAGAAAATTGTTTTGCAAGCACTACATTGTTTTCTGTTTCTATAATTTGAACACTATCTACATCTTCTTTTGGACGATCCCATTCACCTAAAATAGATATTCCTAATATTGTAGCTGGATAATATCTATATCCTAAATCATTTCCACAAGGATTAAATAAAATATAGATTTCATCTCCAACATGAAGTATTCTATTTTTATAAGCTTCTGGAATTTTAATCTTCAGAAGATTTTTGCTCATTTTTAACCTCCTTTCTATCAGAGTTTAAAGTAACCAATAACCATTTATAATCTTCATATCTCCACATAGCCTCAAGGTTAAAGGATAGATCTTTTAGTTTAAATATAACTTCAACTTTTTTAGTTTTAGCTGAATATATTGTTAATATATCTATTACTTCATATTCATTTATATATCCTTCTGCTTTTATTATATCACCAATTTCAAATGGAATAGAGTACCTAAGTTGATGCATTTCCATAAGAATATCACCTCTCTTTTTAAATGATGCTCTCATTATATAATAACATCTTTTAAAAATCAACCCGTTTTTAAAATTTTTAAACGGTATTTATAAAGAAATAAAAAAGAAATATAGTTTTTCTATATTTCTTCACTTTTTCCACTTGATTTTGTAGCCATACTTATATCTATAATATTAAAAGATAAATCTTTCTTATCTACATAATAATGTCTACCTTCCCATTCTACTTCACACCAAGTACCATAAAAATTAATAAACTCTTCATTAATTACATCTACTAGTGTATCTATAGGAATATTTCTATATCCTCTTGCAAGTTGTGTTTTCCAATCTTGATCTGCTAATGTTTTTAAAGTTACTGCTTGTTTTCTTTCACTCATCTAATTCTCTATCCTTTCTTTTTATAATATCTTTATAATCAGAAGGTTCTTCAACTGAATACATAATTAATTTTTCATCATCATCCCAAATTTGTTTTTCTGTTCTAGTTATCCAAGAATGACAATGCCAATAAAAATTTTCTCTTAATTCTTTATCTTTTTTAATATGCTCTTCTGTAGATTTATCATCTATATCATATTGCATACAATAAATTGTCATTATATTTCCATATTTGTTATCATACTTATCTAATATATCCCATTCTTTATTATAAATGTTTAAATCTATATTATCTTTTCTTCTAATAACAGCCTCAACTCTAGGATAACAATGATTACCTTGATCTTTAAGTATATAATTAAATTGAGTTAGTTTCTTTAGATACTTTTTAGATCCTCTACAAATCTTTTTAAATTTTAACCATTCTTTAAATTGGCACTTCCATACATATAACCAATCATAAATATATCTTCTTAATATTTTAAATCCAGATCTATCATCATCCCAAATATATCTTGTTTGACATCCCGCATATTCAGCAGATCTTATAGGATGTTTTTTAATATATTTTAAAGAATTTATTACATCATACATAACAAAAGGTTCTATTTCTTCTTCTGCTGGATCTGGTTCTTTTATATATTCCGTTCTATATATTCCTGATACAAACCCTGATCTAGAAGGTTTAAATTTATCTAAATCTCTTTCATATTGACAAAAGAATATAAGTTCTGACATATAACCAATTTCTAAACTATTCATCCATTTTATATGATCTTCATTATATAAATCTTTTTCATTTCTTCTAGCATTCCATAAAGCAAATCTAAATCCAGGTATTTCCTTTATATGAAATTCACATATAGTATATTTATCTTTTTCTTCATCATAATCACTATCATTATATTCTTTATCTATAATATGAAATTTAGTTTCGTTTTCTATTTGACTAAAAGCCAATTCCATTAATTCTAAATTAGACTTCACTGGTACTATCCAATTTTTCATCTTTTTCATCTCCATATTCCTTTTGTAATGCTTGAGCTATTTCATTTAATTCTTTCAATATTATATTATATTGAGCTGTTCCTTTTCTCTCTACTATTTTAAATCCAGCAGGTTCATCTAAATCCATGAAATATAAATCAGGATCTCCATATTGACATAAATAATAAGGACACTCATCTTCATATTGTTTCATATTTTCATCATCAGCATATTTACCTACAATCCAGTAATCACCAAAGAAGGGATTTACAACTATATCTCCTACTTGATACTCTTTTTCTTCAGCATCTCTATATCCTGTTTCTTCCATTTTTTATCATTCCTTTTAGCAAAATGATTTCCACCTAATTTCTGTTTTTCTTTATACTTAGATAATCTACGTATCATTTCTGCTTGATCATTAATAGTATAATTAGAACTGAATGATGGATCTAATATATCTAATAATTCCTTATAATCCTGTTGAGCTCTTTCCCAGGCTTTAGTACTAATCTTATTATTTATAACAACTATAAAGCATAATATTAGACATATTATCATTTGAGCATAAGCTATAATAGAAGCTATATCCCTAAATATAATTTGTAAAATTAATCCTATAATTATAAGTATTGTTTGTATTGTAATTATTACAATATCTAAAGGTAAATAAGTATTTCTATGTTGTCTAAATACTATATCTGATATCTCCATATTTAATATAAATTTTTCATCGTCTCTTTCCATATAAATATCTCCTTTATTTTATAAAATTTGTTTCTAATAATCTATATAAACTATAATCTTCTCCAGCGTATCCTATTGTTACTTTTAATCTATCTTCTCTTTTTCCATAATCTAATAAAGCAACTACTTTATCATCTTTTTCATCTAGTATAGTACATTCTACATAAGGAGGAAAATTATTATCAATAAATTGTCTTACCTTCTTAATACTCATTTTTTTGTAATTCATTATATCAGATCCTTTCTAAATGCCATAATCTTTTAAACTAAACCTAGTTTTTATATTATGGTCATTACAATAATTAAATATAGCTTTTATCATATAACTCAAAGATTTCTCTCCTAAATTTTTAATTTTTCTTATTTCATAAGGCTCTTTATTAAAGAAATCTTGTAAAGTATATATACGAGATCTTAAAAAAGCATTATATGATCTAACTCCTAATATTTTCTCTCTACTAGTAGGTTTTAAATCATAAACTATTGTTCCTATTGTAGTGTTCCATCCCTCTTTATATTCTCTAGATGATATATTGAGTGGATTTTCCTCTATTAGCTTTCTAATTATTTCTTTTTCTTTATCAGTTAAAGGTTCATCTAAAGCTTCTATAGTATTATTAATAGCATTATTCTGCCAAGTTATTTCTTCTCCTTCTAAATATTTATGTCTTACCATATATCTTTCTATTAGATCTTCAGGATACTCTCTTATTTCATTAAAATATCTAACATATACTTCATGTCTTACTTCTCTATCTCTGGGACTAACTGATATATTTTTAGGATTTATCCAGCTTTTTACAACTACTCCTATTAAATTATTCTCTACTACAACTATATCACCAAAACAAAATTTCATAAATTATTCTTCGTCACTTCCTTCAATTCTTCCTAAAGTATTGACATAATAATCTCCATTGACCCCTACAATATTATTGATAAGTAAATTATAAGCTTTACTCCAAGTACCAATTAATCTACCTTTTTCATTTCTATCAGGTAATCCTTCATCATCTAATCTTATACATTCATCTGTACCAAATATATAAAGTATATTATCATATTTAACAATATGTTCAACTCTTTGAACTTGAACAGTATGATAATTTTTATTATTTGGTTCTTCAAGTAGGTTAATTACTGGTTTAAATAAATTATCCCAAATATTTTCATTATTTAAATATGTAATATCTATATATTCAGCTAACTTTTGCTTATTTCTTTCTCCTACATTTCTTAAAGTATTAAAAAAGCCATTATCTATCTCAATCATATTTAATCATTTCCTTTCTTATTTAATACATTTTCAAAATCAATTTCCTTTTCTAAATCATAACCAAGTAATATAGCTTTCATTTTAATTTGATCTATACCTAATTCTTTTAAAGGTCCATTTAAAGTTTTTATAAATTGATTCTGAATAGTTTCATCAAAACTATTTATATATTCTATAACTTCTTGTTTCTTTTTATTTAGTTGACTATTAATTCTATTTTGATGTATAGTCTTCTCTCCTTGTTCTTTAAGTCTTTCCATAGTCATAGGAGATCTTACATAATTTATATCATGTCCTTTTTTAAATCTAGTTTTCTTACCAGCTCTTTTTAATTGTTCATCCATCTTATACTCTAAAGCATAATCATGCATTTTCTTATTATATTCTTCTGATGTCATATTTATATTTCTATCTATACCAAATTTTTCACAATATTCTTTTTTAGTTAGATCATGTGAATACCATATATGTTGTTGCAATTTAGTATATGCTCTACCACATATATGACATATAGGCCATCCATATTGTTTTGATTTTTCATCATTAACCCTAGCTAGTTCTCCAAATTGAGATGGATAATATGTATCATATCCATGCATGATAAAATACTGATAGCATGAAACACAATAGCCTTGTGATAAAGGTTTTTCTTGTATTTTACCACAAAACTTACATTTATTAACTTTACTCATCTTCTTCTCTCCTTATTTTCTCTTTCAAATCATACTGTTCTTTATAAAGTAAATTATCTAATTGTTGCTGATATATTTTCCTCCATTGTTTTGTTAATTTAGGATCTGAAAGTATATTCTCTAATTCGAGAATTTGATCCATAATATCCATTTTAACCTCTTTTCATAATATATAAAATATTAATCCTGGTTCTATTATATAATAAAAGTTCTCATAAATCCACCGTTTTGCCGTTTTTAAAAAATTAGAACGTATTTTAGGCAAAATAAAAAGAATGGCTCTCACCATTCTATATGTCTATTGTTAGTTACTTTATATAAAGGTTCTTTTGATAATTTAGAAGGATCTATAGGTGTAGGACTTAAATTCCCATTTACCATAACCCAGATATATTTATCTCCTATATCTAAAACCTTACATTTTAAACTAATGTTAGTCTGATAAGCTCCTTGAGTATTCCAGTATAAAATATCATCTATTTTAATATCTTCCTTATTCATTTCTTAATACTCCTATATCAATATCATCATTTAAAAGTATGATAGTATTATCAGGTAATAATTCTTGTAAAGTTTCTTTAGCTCTTAATTTAGCATCAACTGATAAATCTTTAGGTATTTTAAATATAATAGTATCTGTCTTTTTTATATCTAAAAACAAAGAATCTATTTCTTTCTCATTTCCTTTATCATCTCTTATAAAGAATTTCATTAATCAATAACCTCCGTCATTTCTATTATAAGATCTTTAGTATTATTTATAGCTTTTTCTAAAACTTCTGAATCTATTTTAATAGGATAAATATCTCCAGATCTAGCAAGTCCTGCACAAGAACAATCAATAACCATTTCTAATACATCTAATAAATTAACATCCTCAGGTACTCTATCATTTAAATGATGTCTTTCTTGTAAATGTCTTTCTTTAAACCAAGGCATTTCTTTAAAGTTTTGTTTTTCATTTTTCAATTGTTCATTAAAATCTCTATGAAATTCATCTATATAATCTACTTTAGTATAATCATGTTTTAGTACTTGTTCTTTAAGCATATCAGCAAATTTATATCCTACTCTTTGAACATCTTCTATATGAGACATTGTATTATCTAATAATTGCTCTTTTGATACTTCTTTTTTATCTGTTGATCTAGTATCAGCATCATGTGATCTTTTTATTTGAATTTTATCTTCCATTATTTATCACCTTTCTTTAACTTTTTAAAATCAATATCCATTTTATATATAATATATTTCAATATTAAATCAAAATTCATTTCTATTTGATACCATACATCTATTTTTTCAGGTTCAACTCTAGTATGTAATCCTGAGACCATTATTTCATATTCTGATCTACTCCAGAAGTCATGCATAAAATATGTTCTCATACTTTCTTTAAAAGTTTCATAATCATATAATTTTCTACTTTTTATTCTTTTAGCTATATCTTCAGCGGATCCATTCCAGAATATATCATAACTAGTAATCTTATCATTATTAAAATCGTGATTAAGTACTTTCCAGCTTAACTTAACATTCTTTATTTTCACTTAGATCTTTCCCTTCTATTAAATCTAATAAATACTTAGTAGATTCCAAATAATAATCTGGATCTATACTTCCTACTATATGTCTATTTCTTTTTAAGGTTTCATAACATTCTTTAATTATATCTAAATTAAGTTCTATATTATTTACTTCATTATCTTTCTTCATCTCTAGTAACCTCTCTAGTATTTTTAATAACTTTTTTAGTTTCTTCTACTAAATCTTTACTAGCTTGTATTTGTTCTTGAGTTCTTTGAATAAGATCCTTACTAGTTATTTTAATATAATCAAGATCACTCATCTTTCTTCTCCTTATATTTTAAAATATATCCTATACCTTTACATTTAGGACATCTCATTCTTTCTTGAATAGACATACCATTTTTATAATCTCTACATTCACATTTTATCATTTCTTCTATATTAGTTAATATCATAAGTGTTTTTAATTGATCTTTAACTTCTTTATAATTTTGACATATATCATTGAGTATCTTTATATCATTTATCATATCATCTTCATCTTTTAAATCAAATCCAAACATTATTCTCTACCTCTATTCTTTGCTCTATTTATTATTTGCATTACTCTTGTTATATGTATATCATTTATATTACCATCTATAATATCATCTTTTATACAATGTAAATAATTATCCATACACATTGCTAAGTCTTCAAAATCTTTTTCTATAAATCCTTTAGTTGTCATAGCAGGAGTACCTATTCTTAATCCTGAAGATTTAAGTGGAGGTAATTCATCATTGGGTATTTGATTTTTATTTACAGTAATATGAATTTTATCTAATCCTTCTTCAGCTTGTTTACCTGTTATTCCTAAAGTATTATATACATCTAATACAAACATGTGATTTTCTGTTCCATCAGATATTATTTTATAACCTAAAGCTTTAAATTTTTCAGCAAAAGCTTTAGCATTCTTAACTACTTGTTTTCCATATTCTTTAAATTCATCTGTCATAGCTTCCTCAAAACATATTCCTTTTGCAGCAATTATATGTTCTAAAGGTCCTCCTTGTATTCCAGGAAATACAGCTGGATTAATTCTTTTACATAAATTTTCATCATTCCAAAGTATAATTCCTCCTCTAGGTCCTCTTAATGTTTTATGAGTTGTACTAGTTACTACATCAAACCAAGGACAAGGATTTGGATGAACTCCTGCTGCAACTAATCCTGCAACATGTGCCATATCACACATTGAATATATTTCATTCATTGTTTCTAATTTATATCTTTCTATAATTCCAGATATTTCTTCATAAGGTATTATTTGAGAATATGAACTTGCTCCTACTATAACCATTTTAGGTTGATGTTTAAATAATTTCTTTTCAAAATCTACTAAATCTAATTTTCCATTTTCATCTACACCATAAGATATAATGTTATAATCTTGACCTGAGAATGACATTTTATGACCATGTGTTAAATGACCTCCTGCTCCTAAATCCATTCCCATTACTGTATCACCTTTTTCAAGTAAAGCTCTATATACAGCTTGATTTGCAGAACTTCCACAATGTGGTTGAACATTTGCATATTTAACATTAAATAATTTACAGACATTATTAATAGCTTTTTGTTCTATCATATCTATGTATTCACAACCACCATAATATCTTTTTTCTGGATAACCTTCAGCATATTTATTTGTTAATATAGATCCTGCAGCTTTTAGTACTCTTTCACTTGGAAAGTTTTCTGAAGCTATTAGCTCTGCATTCTCATCTTGACGTTTCTGCTCCATTGCTATTATATCTTCAAAACTTATAGATTCTAAATCTTTCATATATCACTATTCTCCTTTACAATTTTAAAAGTATAACCTGTTTTAGTTTTATCACAAGTTACTACATAATCATCATTAAATCTAGTTACAAAACAATATTGTTTACCTTTTTTAGTTTGAGACACTAAACCTTCTCCAATTACTTTATATACTCTATATAAAGCTTCAGCATCTGTTAATGTATCTTTTTCATAGTTATGTATTATTAATTTAGATTCTTCCATTATTTAATACCTTCTCTTTCTCTAATAGCATCTAATCTAGCTAAGAATTCTATAGTTTCTTGTAAATTACCTCCAGGTATTCCTCTATTTATATTATCATAGAATATTTTATCTTCATCTGAAAGAAAATCATATACTTCTTTTTTATGAAATATCTTTTTTAGAATTTTTAACATTTTTATTTCTCCATTCTTTATTATATTGTTCTAAAAAGTTTAATAATTCTGATAAACATTTATCATCCCATATTGTATCTGAAGCAGGATAAAAACAAAATTTTCTCCAAGCTCCATACCATTTTATATCTCCTAAATAATACCCTTCATTGCTATGGATATGTAATATAGGAGTTTTCCTTCCTTCAACTATTTCTTCAGAAACTAAAAAATATTTAGATTCAAATATTACTCTATTATAATCATATTTACTTTCCATATATCCTCCAAATGAACTTATTGAATCAATTAAATTACATATTAAACACCCAATGAATCCTGATACCCATAACATTGTATCATTATATTCCCATTTTAGACTACTAGCTAAATTCATTGGTATAGTAAATGAAAATATAATAACTATTAATTTTAAAACAATGTTATCAAAAAGATCAGGTCGTACTTTCATTCTTTAATTTTTTAGGATTCCAATAGGCTGATCTAAATCCTCGAGCCATATCTATTAGATAGACATTATTAAGATCTCTATCATACATAAAATCAATTGACCAAATTCCTTCTAATCCTTCTATTTTTAAGGTATTAATGTTATCTTCTATATATTTCATAACTTTATTTAATTCTTTTTTATGATCTGTTAATTCAATATTAGATTTATTATGGAATAATTGAAATAATAATTTATCATTTAATCTAGGTATTTTATCTTTACAATAATTATAATCCCAATAGTCTTCCATATATTCTATTTCTTTAGTATTCATATTATAAAAAACTCTAACTTCTGTTCTTAAAGGCATTCCATTATATATTGTTATAGTATGATCTAAATCACAAGGAATAAGTTCTCTAACAACAAGTTCAGTATATCCTCCAGTTTCATACATTGTTGATACATAATTTATTTCAAATAATCTTCTAGCTAAATCTTTTTTAGTGCATATACTTTTGTCGAAATCAAATTTATTAGAAAAACATCCATTTTTTATACTATAATAAGTTCCAGCTTTCATCTTTTCAATTGTTGGCCATAGAATCTTTAACCATTCTTCCCAGTTTACATCATCTATTTTTTCAGTCTCTTGCATTTTGTGTACTTCTTCAAATGTAAATATTTGGTTAGCTATTATTTTAGCATGTTTAAAATTACCAAAATTTTTAATACAAGAATACCAATTAGAAAAGTTTTCAGCATAATTTCTATCATCCTCATAACATTTCTTTTCTAATTCAGCTAAATATTCAGGAGTATATTTATTTGTAAATAATTTCATTTTTTCTACTATATCTATATTGTTCTCCATTTCCATTCTCCTCTTAATTCATGTTCATAATGAGTATATTCTCTATTACAATTAGGACATCTTAATACTATTTGAGGTGGATAACTTGTTAATCTAATTCCTGTATCTTGTAACATTACATTCTTACAATCATCACATTTTGGAACTTTATTTATATAATATTCTGGAAATACAAATTGTTTTTCTATCATTTAACTTTCCTCCAAATACCTTCTTTATCTTTTATAACTAATTTTCCACAATAAGGACACATAGCTTTTACTTTATCTTTATCATTAGAATCTATTATCCAACAATCATTTGAATGTTTATTTAATAAATGACATTTAATTAATTGAAACATAATTTATTTCCTCTTTTTAATTTTGTAGTAATTGTTTTGCAATATTTGATACCATTCTTCCGTCAACAGCATTACCATATTTCTCTTTAGTTAATCTAATTAACTTTCCTATTTCTTTTTGAGTTATTGATTCTTGCTCTATAATTTCTTTCATAGCTATAGTTAAATCATATTCTGACATTTGTTGAGGTAAATATTTATCTAATACTGCTATCTCTTTTATAGTTCTATCTAAAAGATCTTTTCTTTGAGCTTTTTCAAATTGAGCCTGCGCTTCTATTCTTTTCTTTTTCTCTCTTACTATAATATCTTCTACTTCTTTATCTACTAAAGATTCTTGTTTATCTTTCTCAGCATTCAATATCATAGCTCTAACATATTGTATAGTATTTTTAGCTATATCATCATTATTTTTCATAGCTGTTTTTAAATCTTCATATAATCTATCTTTTAATGACATTATATTATTCCTCCTTTAAATTTCTATTAAGATAATAGTCATTTACAAAATCTTGATATAGTACTTGCATTTTATATTTTAATTCTTGATCATTTAACCAATCTTCTATTCTTACTTTATATTGATTAGCATAAGATCTAAAATAAATACTTAAACATTGTTGAATTGCCATATCTCTAGATTTTCTAACTACATCTTCAGTTACTTTATTATCATGATCATTTCTATATAAAGAATCTATTAAGAATTTAAAATTATTCTTAAATAATTTTTCCTTCTCATCATCTGTAAATTTACTTTCATATTCAGGTAATTGGACAATAAATGTATTTTCTCTTTCTTTATTAGTCTCAAAAGATATAGGGTTAAGATTATTTTTAGTACAAAAATCTCTAATATTATCATATAAAGCTTTCATATCAACTTTAGGTTTTGTTTCACACTCAATAGTTATACCATCTAATTTAACTGTACTTTTTAATTCTTTTATTTCAGTTTTTAATTTTTTAACTATTAAATCTATATTAGTTAATTCTTGTTCTTTCTTTTTCCTAGCCATATTGTTACCTCCTTATATTTTATAACAACTTATTTTTTGCAATAATAAATGCTAGATATAGATTTTACTCATATATCTAGCATAAGGTTTAAATGATTGAATTTGCTTATTTTTTAGGTTGATTTTCTGGTTTTAAGAAATCAGGTAATTCTTCTTCCTTCTTCTCAACTTTTTTAGCAGGTGTTTTCTTTTTATTTGTTATCTCTTTTAACTTAGTTACTTCATCTGCTGTTAATGTATCTTTATTCTCCTTAGATTCAGTTTTAACAGGTTTTTCTTCATTAGGTGTATCTTTTACTTGTGGTGTCGCAATAGCTTTTTTAATCTCATTTAAAAGATTAACATAACCTGTATATTCACCTCTTATTTGTTCTCTAATTAAATTTTGTTGATCATAATCATTTTGCAATTTTTTACTTTGTTCAATTATATTTGATATATTCTCTTCTACTTGGTTAAATCTTTGTTTACAATCAGCCATTTTAGCTTCTAAAGATTTTATAACTTCGTTATTTCCTTCCATAAATAATCTACCTCCATTTTAATTTTATAATATTTTACATTATTTCAAGTAAACGTCTTTGTAATTCAGATATTATCTGTTTTATAGTATTTTTAGGTAAAAAGTCTATTGCTCTCATATTTATAATATTATCTTTATTTGATTCAATGAAAACAAGATAAACTATTTTAACTATACTTTTATTTATTTTTAAATCTTCAGATATATCTTCTAATATGTAAATAATATCTTGATTAAGTTCTTTTAGATCTTCATCTTCTTCATAGAACCTATCTGTTCTAGCATCTTCATCTTCTAAAACATCTCCTAGAGTTAAATCATCAGTTACACAATTCTCTTCTAAATGAAATAAGATATCAGGCTGTTTCTTTTGCTGAGTATCATAATCCATAAAGTCACGATTCATTATGTTATATGCAAGAGTTGATAATCTATATTTTTCAGGATCCCATATAAGACATGCTTTCCATAAACCCATTTGAGCTATTTGCAATGCTTCATTGTAATCCCAGTAATTTGTTTTATAATATTTGGATGCTAACTTGTAGGCCATGTTTATATTATCATTGAATAATTTAGTTATTTTTTCAGCTTCTTCAGGTGTTTTATTTCTCAATGAAATTTTCTCATAGTAATTTCTTTTGTCAGCCATACAGTAACCTCCTCTACATATTATAACAACTTACTATTGTTATACTATTCCAGTTACTAATAAATAACATTTAAATTCTTCTAAACTTTCATTAACTCCTGTTCCAATATCTTCATTGAATTTTATAGCTTTTATAAGATCAGTTATTTTTAAATTCTTTTTCTTTTCTTTTCTAGATACTTTTTCAATTCTATCTCTTTCTAATTCATCATTATTTAAGACTATTTGTTCTAATTCTTTTATATTATGTTGAATATCTTTATCATAAGATCTTAATAGTTCTAAATAATCTTTTCTTAAATCATCTATATTGCAAATTAAGTATCCTGTCAATATTAATAAATTTTTAACTTCTTTATTTTTAACATTTCTAATTTTATTTAATAACATAGAATTTTCTATCTCTGTTTCTTGAGAGACAGGAATTTCATATTTATATCTAACAGCTCCTTGATTATCAGAATCAAAAACTTCATCTGTTGATCCTAAATAATATTTACCTTTTCTAGTATATTCATTAGCAAGTGTCATCATTCTCTTAACTAATGCTGCTTTAATATGATGATGGTTTTCATATAAACCTATCTTTTTTCTTATGTATTCTTGATGTTCTGAAAATAATTCTTCTTTAGTCATTCTTTGTTCAAATATTGTACTCCAATAATGATGTATTGTATTCCATATCATATTAGATAATTCTTCTTCTGATAACCATTCAGGTAATTTACCTATATTTGGATTATCATACTTTATCTTTAGTTCATCTAATGTAAGTACATCTTCATGCTCGGTAAGTATTCGATACACATCCTCCTCTCTCATATTATACTTTTTACTGTACATTCCTACCTTATCTGTTTTTGATGTGTATTTCTTCATACCAAGCTACCTCCTCTTAATATTTTTATCCATTCTTGTAAAGTCGTGTTTATCTCTGTGCATGTACTCATTTTATAATAAGGGTAAAAATTAATCAACCCGGGCAGTCAAAAACTGTCAGGGCCGTCAAATCGTTGAAAATAGTAGCTTTTTAAATTTTCACATTATTGAAACCAGTTAAGAATCCTCACTAATATCAATGGATTAGAGATAATAAAAAAATTTTTAAAAAAATTTTAAATTTTTTAATTTTTTCAAAATATGGAACTATATTATGCAACACATAAAATAATCAAATAATTTCTCTTTTTCTATCTTACCTGTCTTAATATCATTATCTAATTTGGATATTTTAAAGGCAGTTTCTAATAAATATTGAGGACTATATGGAATAGCAAAATCTCTGATCATTTTAATTCTAAACCAAGGTAATCCTAAATCATACGCTTTATTACCTCCATTAAATCTACCATTCTGCACTATAAGATATGCTATAATATAATCATTCATAATACTTTCCATGGCTATCCAAAACTCTTCTTGAAAATTAGCTTTAACCACATTATGCCAATATGATAAACTATTTATATTACCTTTTAATAAATCATTCATTAAATTATAGCTATGAAATTCTTCATATTCATATAACAACTGTTGTTTATCATCTAAAATATCATAAGCAGCTTGTTCACTAATTCCTTTAGCTTGAGCATAATTTCTTATTTTATCAGCTTCCAATAATATATTATTATAATTTTTTAAACAATTTCCAGCTAATTCTTCTTTACTTTTTTGATTTAATGATAGTTCAGAATCCACAAATTGTAAAGATATTTTATCATCAACTATAGGAAAATATGTTATATAATCATTAAAATCTTTCCATAATGTAGTAGAAGGTAATTCTTGTTCAAAGCACAATATAAAAGTATCATCTACAAGTTTTGATATAAATGATTGTATCTGGAAAGGTTTCTGTTTTGCAAAATCTACTTCTCCATGAGCTACAAGTAATCTTTTCTTTTTAAATAATCCACCACCAGTTTGCTGTTTGACAAAATTTTCCATATCATAAACAGGATCTATTTTATCAAAATGTTTCCCTATCTCTTGTATATAGTGATGTCTTAATCCATAATCTTCTCCATAAAACACATAAAATTTTTCTATTTTATTATTTAATATATCTTCCTTCAAATCTTTTAAATTTTTCATATTACTTCACCTTATTAACTTCATACATTCTATAGAACATATTAAATATTAACATTTTTCTCTTTAAAGAAGGAGTTCTTAATAAAGCATTTTTACCTTCTATCAATATTGGTATATATTTATCATAAGAATAATATCCTGAAGATTTTATTTTATTTTCTAGAACATTTATAAGCATTATTATAAATAATAAATAAGCATCAATATCTTCATATCTATTTTCAAATCTTTGCATTATTTGAATAATATTATCAGGAGAAATATATGTTATCTTACCAGCTATTTCAATTGCAAATTTAGATATACCTTCTATCTTATCATAATTTTTATAGTATTCAACTTTAGCTGGACTATTAACTCCACATTCTATTAACATATCTTGTAAATGTTCATCAGGATAATAAGCCTTCATAACTTCCTTTATTTCCTGATCGGAATATGGATTCATTATAATTCTTCTAGCTCTACTTTCAAGAGTTTTAAGTTGAGGTCCTCCTGTTATAATAATATAATTTCCTTGTTTAGGTTCCTCTGTTATTTTTAACAAAGCATTTTTAGCTGCAAGAGAAGCCGTATTAAAATTATCAAAATGATAAACCATATTACTTCCTACAACCATCTTTTTTAGTAAATCCCTTATATCTTCAACTTTATTACTCATCTTATTATAATAAAGGCCAAACTTCTTGCATAAATATAATACAAAATAATTTTTACCCATATGCTCATCACCTTGAATGATTATAAATGGAGGTAATTCTTTCCAGGTATCTATTAACTTTAAATTATTTTCTTGACCTATTAATTGCATGATTGTATTATCCAACTTTCTATTATTATTCTTAAATCTTCTGATGAGTAATTATTTTTTATATTTAAAGCACTCATTAATTGTATTTTTAAATCTGGTAAAAAATTATCATTTTCATTTAACCATTTTAAAGATATTTCTGATAAAGAAACCATATCTGCATCTTTTACCATCATAAATTTAATACAATTTTCTATATATTCTATATATAATTTTATGAATAAGGCATTATCCATTCCTGACATATAAATATTATTAAAACATTGCAGAGCACCTTTACCATCACCATTTAATAATAATTTCATAAAATTTAATAAAGTTTCTTCATTAACTCCTCCAGATGTTACTACTTGAACATTAGCTAAGGATAAATTCTGACTATAATCTAAACATTTTTCTAAAGTGGTAATAGAATCTCTCATACCACCTTTTGCAAGTCTAGCTATATATTTTAAAGCCTCATCATCATATGTAATTAAATCAATACCTAAACTTTGATGCTCTTTATTTTCACTTTCAATAATATATTTCAATCTATTATATATTCCATTTGTACTAATTCTAGAAAAATTAAATCTCTGAACACGAGACATAATTGTTCCTATAATTTTTTGAGGATCTGTAGTACAAAATAAAAATACTATATATTCTGGAGGTTCTTCTAATATTTTTAATAATGAATTCCAAGCTTGTATAGTTAACATATGACACTCATCTAAAATGAATATTTTATATTTACCCATTAAAGGTCTTGTTCTACATTCATCTATTATTTTTCTAGTATCATCTACTCCGGTTATGACTAGCGCAGTCAAGTTCAATAGGAATACCTTTTCCATTATTCATCATACTAGCTATAATTCTAGCAGTAGTAGTTTTACCGGTACCAGCTCCTCCACAAAATAAATAAGCATGTTTTATGTTATTAGTTTTAATTTGATTCTCTAATATAACCTTTATCTCACCCTGTTCACTAACATCATCAAAAGTCTTAGGTCTATATTTATTTGCTAAACTTATTTTATTAGCCATTATGTATTACTCCTCTTCTAAAAATCTACAATTATTTAAATCTAATTTTCTTTTATTAGAATTTTTAGGTAAGTCATTTACTTTTGTAAATTGGATAAATATATCAGGTACTATCTTTTTATTAACATAATAATTATTTTTACATCTAACTAACACTTTACAATTACCTTTATTTGTTAATTGTTTATTTCCAAGTATTTCAATCCTACCTCCAGATAATAAAAAGATTAACATTCTATCTTTATCTACATCACCGTCTATTATTTAATTTTCCATACCATTTAAGACTAAAATCTTCTTCTAATCTTATCTCTTGTAATACGACTTTTTCTGCATCTTCTATATATTGAGCAAAATCTTGTATACTTTTCATATATAATTTCAATTTATTACTACATTTAGCTTTAAATTGCATATAAAGGGATCTAAATGACCATAATTTAGAATCTTTTCCAAATAAACCTACATTTAGATTATCTAATATAATGCTTTTAGTATTTTCATTTACTAAACAATAAGCATAATTTCCTTCAATAGTTACAAATTTAACACGTCTAGTTCCTCTATTTATTTTTACATTTCCTTTTTTATCCGTGTATTCTTCAATTTCTATCCATTTATGATTATTAAAATCATATTGATAAATAATTTCGACATTTATTTTTTCAGGTTTTGTATCTATAATTTTTCTACGGTCTGGCATATCTTGCACATCCTTTCTAAATATTATTCTTTCATTAATTCCATTACTTGTTTAAATGTTTGTTCATCTATTATATAATAACGACTTCCTTCATCTCCAAAATCAAAGCATAATGCACTATAAGATTTATTACATGCAAATTGTTCTTCTTTCATTTTTATAAGCCAATCTTTCTTTATAGAAAAAGAGCTCTTAGGAGTCATACAAGTTTTAGCTTCTATTGACCACTCAGAGCCTACATATATATCTGATTTATCAAAACTTGTTGCACCTGAATTTGGAGTTCTTCTTCCTCCTATTGATTTAGCTATTGCTTTTTCTTGTCGTTTACTAGCATCTCTAGTTGATTTATACATTGCTAATACCTGCCTTTAATTCTCTTTATTTTCAGTTTTAACAGCTTTTTCTTCATTACCTATATCATTTGTTGTTTGACTCCAAATAATCTCTAAATGAGGTAATATTGTTGACATATAATGACGAAAAGCTTCTTCTGTTAAATTTAAATTATCATTATCATTAATTTCAATATTAACAATTTCCATTCTTCCAATATAGCCTGTACCATACTTTTGAACTTCAGGTAAGTTTGATATATGTTGAGTTAATACATCTTGTAATATCTTATCTATCATAACTATATGATCATCATTTTCAATAGGTACTTCTATCATTTCACTATTAAAAACTTCATCTGGTACACTGCTTCTATATAATTTATAACGTATATACATTTATAGCACCTTCCTATTCATCTTTACTTGTATTAACTAACTTATTAGCTTCTGCAAGTATTTCTTGATCTACTACCTCTTCTACTTTTTTACCATTCATAGCATTATCAATTAATTCTATCCATTCTGGATGAGCTTCTAATTGTTCTTTTAATTTTGGTTTACCTTGAATCTTATCTTCATTTAAAACTTCTCCAGTAGAAATATCTATAATATCAAAATAAGCTCCTCTTTGATTAATAACACCTACTTGTAATCCTACATCAATATAATCACTAGTAAAATCAGGTCCTGTTAAATATTTAATTGTATAATAACCAACTCTTCTTGTAGGTTCAAACACTTTTGTTTTCTTTATTACTACATGAACTAAATTACCAGCTGGATTCTCAGCGTTATTTGTTAATTCTTTTCCTGAATCATCTATGAATTTACCTTTTCTAAATTCAAACCTTCCAGAACAAGCATGTTTAAAAGCTCTACCTCCTGGTGTTATAGTTCCACCAAACATAGAGTTAAGATCATCTCTTACTTGATTTATCATAATTAAAGTACAATCATATTTTATAAGAAGTCCTTTTATTTCATTACAAAATCTTGTTAAAGCAATAGCTATACCACCATATGCTTTTTTCTCCATATCTTCTCCATATAATTGTTTTGGAACTAAAGTTGCTACAGAATCTAATACAGCTAAACATATTTCTCCAGTCGCTATAAATTCTCTCATTATATTAAATACTTCTTCTGCTACCATGGTTTCTGGAGTTATAATTAATAAATCATTTGTATCTACACCTATTTTATTTGCCCAAACATAATCAAAAGTACCTTCTTCGTCAACAAATAGAATTTTCTTTCCAGTATCTTTATATTTCTTTTGAGCATTTTTAATTATATCCATAGCTGTAGTTGTTTTTCCAGATCCTTCAGGTCCTGCGAATTCATAAATTCTTCCTGTTGGTAATCCTCCAAAACACATATAATTTAATCTAGGTGAAGTAAAAGGTATTTTATCATACTCAGTTTTCTTAACACCAAAAGAAGCTATTTCCCCATATTTTTTATTTATATCTTTCATTAAAACATCAATCTGTGACATTTTATACCTCCTCTAAAATAGGAATATTATAAGTATCAGCTACTAGTTTTTCTATTCTACAGCCTCTACCATTTTCCCATCCTGGCATTAAATATATAAAATCAGCTGTACTCAATAGTTTTATAGATTCACCTAATAAATAAACTGGATTATCTATATCCTCATCTATGAATGAATCTATTATTTCATAACCTCTTACTTTCAATTTTAGAGATATTTCATCTCTTTCTTTTTTAATTTCATCATCTGTTTTACCAAACATAGGCTGACATATAAATACTTTTTTCATATCTCCTCCTAAAATCTACTACTAAATTTATTCAAATCATATCTTTGTTGACGAGCTGCTTGAACTTTTTTAACAGCATTTAAAGTTTCAATAGCCATTTCAAATTTTTGTTTTATCATTTTATAACTTCTATCAAATAATATTTTTTCAAGTTGTTCAGCTCTAGTTTTTAAATCAGCTATTGATTGTCTTTCAGGAATAGTTCCTCTAGCTAATTTATAGGCTTCAGAATAAGCTTCTTTATGAACCTGATTTGCCATATCTAATTCTAATCCTATAAATTCTTGTTCTTCCATAGAATCATATAATACAATTGGAAGTTGAAGTAAAATATCATCTATTTCTAAATCACTAAGTTCAGTAGTTTCATCTTTTAATAAAGTCCTTATTTTATGAATAATAGATGTAACATCTTTTGTTTTTTCATCTACTATTCTATGTACAATTGCTTCCATATCGATTGTATTTTGATCTTTTTGAGTTTTACCTAAGTCGTATTTTACTTCTTCTCCCATTTATATTACTCCTCTCTATCAGGATCTTTAAGCCAGCTTTTATATAATTTAATCCAATCGGAAAATAACATAGTAGCTTTCCAAGGTTTTCTATTTTTTCTATGAAATACTGTAGGTAGTTTCTTTTCTTTCTTAGCTTCAGTATCTCTAATAGATTGTTCCATAGCTTTATCTACATTTAAAGATTCAACTCTCTTAACTTCAATATGAATTCCTTCTAGACCTTCACAATCTCCCAAAGAATCTTCCATCTTTCCATTAAATTGAGCTGTTCTATGAACATTTTCAAATCCATATTCTTTACATAGATTTGCAAATTCTAGCTCTCCATGAGCACCTTTTTTCTTACTGTTAATATTACTCATATTAAACACTCCAAACTATACTCCGTGAGCTTCTGATAATATAATTAAACTATCTTCATCTGTTACACTCATCAATCCAGGATTAGCATTATCTGCTTTCATTATAACTTGATTTGATGATAAATTATCCAACATTAAGTTGATTTGTGTAGCATCCATTCTAATAACATTTAATGGTTGTAAACATCCTTCAACCTTAACATTTTCATCAGAACCTCCAGATAAACTTTTTATATTCATATTACCAGGTGTGATAGCTATATTTAATTGATTTTGGTCTGTCATTTGGAAGAATAAAGATGTTCTATCAATAGCTTCTTTAAATTCATTTCTAGATGATGTAAATGTTTGACCAAATTGCATTTGTTTAAAAGCAATAACTGGCTGAATTGGGAAATCATTATAATGTTCATCTTCTTGTAACATTCCAGTAATAATAATTTCAGTTTTATTTTCTACATCTACACTATGTATTTTTATCATAGAAGGATTTAATCTTCCTTCAGTTTTCTTCCATGCTAAATCTATTTTTCCATCTATGTTAATACTTGTAATCTTTTTAGCAAATTCTTTTGGTAAATAAATAACAGCATTATTTAATTCAGGTATACTATCCATAATACATATAGTATCACCATTTGATCCTACTATATAATTATTTCCACAATATACTCCTTTAAATACAGGATTACCATCAGATTCAGCAGCAAATGGTAAACATTTATTTAAAGCTGCTTTAAATTTATCATAATTTGTTAAAGTAATAGGAGTTACATCATCGAATGATACAGGCATTTCTACATTAATTGTTTCTCCTGAATTTGGATCTAATTTTTCTGGTAATTGATATTCAGCAGATCCTGCTTTAACTAAAATTATTCTTTGATCATTAGCTGATCTTTCAAATGTAATATAAGGAGCAGTAATTTTTGAAACCAATTTTTGTAAAAATTGAGAATCTAAACATATACTGTATTCATCTAAAGTTGAATATGTCCATTCAGAATTTTTTTGATAAATATAAGCTTCAATTCCATTAGCACTCTTTACTTCTAATCCTTGAGCACTAAATACTAATTGTACTATAGTACTAATTTCAGATCTTGCTTCATAAGTAATAATTTTTAAAACATTATCTAATAAATTTTGAAGAATTGTTGTTTTAACAATCATAATATCATAGTCAGTTCTTTCAACAGGTTTTTTCTCCTCTACTTTAGGTTCTACAGGTGGTGTTGGAGGATTAGCAGCTGGTTGAGCTTGAACTGTAGTTCGAGTAAATACAGGAGCAGCTGGTTGATCAAGTTGTTGAACTAAAGTGTTTTGATCAGGTGCTACAGATACATGAGTTTGTGATGAAGTTATATCTGCTGTTATAGATACAGGATCTGAGTTAATAGATATATCTGAAACAGGAGCAACTACTTCATCAGAAGATGGTATTGCTTGAGCAGGAATTCCACCTGCTTGTAAATTTCCTAAATTCATTGTTGTAGAATTTTCTTCCATTTTTAATTCCTTCCTTTCATTTAATTAAATCTTGCTATTTTAACTTTATTTTGAATTTCTTGTCTTGCAGCTGTATTATCTCTTAGTGCAGGAGACATATATGTTGTTTCTGTAATTCCTGATGCCTTAATTCCTCTAGCTGAAACACATCCATGATCCATAATAGCTTCTACAAATACTTGCTTAGATCCTGTAGCTAATTCTATACATTCAGCTACATCAGCTACAAATTTTTCTTGTAATTGTAATCTCTTAGAGCACATATCCACTATTCTTGGAATCTTAGATAATCCTATAACTCTATATCCTTCAGAATCATCTTTTCCATTCCAGTATGCAGGAACATATGCTACATATACAACACCATTAAACATAAGAGCTAAATGATGTTCACAATGTGAGAATATATTTTTACATTCTTTAAATACTATTGGATCGAAACTTACTTGAAAATCTTTTCTAAACATATCAGCAATTTGTTGATTTGTATAATGAGATCCTTCAGATAACTCTCTCCAATATTTCATTACTCTTTTTGGAGTATCAACTAATCCAGGTCTTGTGATATCTTCACCTAAACCTTCTAACAACATTTTTGTTGCCTCCATAACTTTTTCTTCGTCAAAAGGTTTATTAACACTCATTATTCATTTCTCCTTTCTATACACCTTTTTGAGCTGGGTCCCATATTACTTTATGAAGTTGAATTTGGCATCTTATAGGTGTTTTAGCGTTAAATAGCTTATGTTCTTGCATAAATTCAACTATTTCTTTAGGTTCTATATCACCAAATATAGGACTAAAATATATAACATTATTGTTATCAGTTTCTGTTAAGATATAATTTTCTATTATATCTTTTGCTTTCATTAAATCATCTTTACTTCCTACTACAAATTTATATACAACATTATGCCAATTATTTGCCCTTACATCAAAGTTATCTATATTCATTTTATCATTCATAGTAGAACTTGGTGATTTATAATCTACAGTAAACCAAACATTCTCATAACCTTTTTCTTGATATCCAGCTGTATTATAATAACTTCTTATAGGCATTGATCCATTAGTTTCAACATTAACATTATATCCAGCTTCAGATAGAGCTTTTAATAAATACTTAACATCTAAATGAATTAAAGGCTCTCCTCCAGTTAAAGTTATGTTATCTGTATCATATTTATCACATTCTTTTATTATTTCTTCAATAGCCATTTCCTTATAAGGAATAGCTTCTTCATTTTCTTGACAGTAAGAATATCTAGTATCACAATATACACATCTTAAATTACATCCCCATAATCTAACAAATGTAGTTAATTCCCCTGTTCTTATTCCCTCACCATCAATTGAATTAAATATTTCAACTACTTTCATTTTGAACAGTCCTTTCAATTTTTTAGCATAATCTCTAGGATTAACTTTTTCAGGTAAGCGTCTAGATCCTGTTAAATCTTTTTTCCAGCATTTTAAAGCCTCAATCATATCATTAGCATCTTGTAAAGATTTAATATTTTTTAAATGTAAATTCTTAGGATCTTTATTCATTCGTAATCCCAGCTCTTCTAATAATTCTGTTTTAGATATATCTAAATATTTACAAATAAATATTCTATATCTAGCTATAATAGGAAACATAAAGATTAATTTTTCATTATCATCTTTAAATTCTCTCATTATTTACCTCTTTTCCAAGTAGCATGTGAATTAGCTGTTTCCCACAAATTAATTTCATATACATGAACATCTGGTAAATTTAATTCATTATGCATATAATCATCAAACATAGCTGCAAAATCACCTACCATATTTTCAGCTGTTGTTGGATGAGGAAATATCATATATTCTAAATCATATTCTTTTAACACATCTAGAATCTTCATTGAAATTTCATCATCTTTCCATACCATAAACTTATGATCAGGTACTATTTCTTTTATCATCTTTTTTAAATCTTTAAAATCCATTACCATATCAAAGTCGCCAACTTGAGGTCCTTCTAATGTAAGTTCTAATTTATATGAGTGACCATGTAAATTTCCACAAGGGCCATCATATCTAGGTAATAAATGAGCTGCCTCAAATTCCTCATGTCTTGTTACTTTTATTAATTCCATTTTTAAACTCCTTTCTCTATTATCTCAGCAGAGTAACCATCCTCGCTTCCAATAATTTCTACTTTAATAACTTTTATATCTTTATATTCTAAAACATCTCTTATATAAGTTTCTAATTTTACTTTTAAATATCTAGCCATATTTTCAGATGTAACCATAAAAGGTAATTCTAAATAAGGTACATCATATTTATGTAATACTTTAGCTATTTCAGAACTTATAACATCTGTTTTACAATATACAAATTGATGATTAGGAACTATAGATCTTAGAGCTTCTTTTAAGTCTTTATATTCCATAATCATTCCATAATCATTAATAACAGGACCTTCTACAGTTGCTTTAATCCTATAAGAATGACTATATAAACTACCATACTCATCATTATATCCAGGTAATATATGAGCTGTTTCAAAACTTTCTTGTCCAGTAATTCTTAATATTTGCATTATATCTTTCTCCTTCTTTTTATATTCTAAATCTTTTCCAAATAATGTTATATATCTTGGTCTTAATATTTTAATAGCTTGTTTACATTGTTCTCTATTAAATTTGGATACATGACATTCTTCTGTTGATATATTCATTTGTGTAGCTAGCCAATTATACATTGATGTTCTAGCTTTCTTTTTAGCACTTGAAGCTCCCCATATAGCATCTAGATATCTATGTACAGTATGTCTATAATGAGTTACGCTTTTGTAAGACACATAAAACACACCTCCTAAAATATTATCTATAATTTATAACATCTTAGGAGGTGTAACATATCTATTTACTTTTCTCTTCTTTATAAATTTTAATCAGATAATATATTTGAACAAATATTAATATTAAGTTAGCTATCCATGTGTATAAAGCACCTATTGCTAATCCATATATAACAAAGCAAATACTACCTATCAAGTTGATAAATCTGATTATTTTAATATTTTTAAAACACATACTTAAAACAATTAAGATAGTTGCTATTAATCCTAAAACTTCCATTAATATATAGTTTTATCCTCTTTCTCTTTGAATTCTTTAAAAGTCTTAATAGTTTCCTCTCTATCCATAGGAATTAATTTTAATACATCATTATTTTCTTTATGATCTTCATTTTCACAAATATCATCAATATAATTGTAAATAAAATCATCTCTAAATCCTATATCTGCTGCATCAAGTTGTGTATTACCATAGTATATTGTTTTTATATTAGCCCAAATAGTTGCAGATAAACACATAGGACATGGATAACAACTTGTATATAATTCACAACCACTTAAATCATATGTATTTAATTCTTTACAAGCATTTCTTATAGCCATTATTTCACCATGAGCTGTAGGATCATTATTTCCAAGAACATGATTATTACCAGTTCCTACTACAACTCCATCTTTTACTACAACTGCACCAAAAGGTCCTCCATTATTAGTTAATAAATTTTGTTTTGATAATTCATCTGCTATTTGCATATATTTATTCATTATATTTCTACCTCTTTCTCTTATTATCTTGGTTTATATGATTTTTCATATAAAATTAAACATCTAACTACATTTTCATTCATGTTTCTTAACCTAGCTAATTCAGCTATATTTTGAATACAAGAAGAATTATCTAATTTAATTCCTTGTTTACTTTTACTAATATTCTGTTTATTATCATAACTTCTTCCTGATAAATCCCATTCATTATATACATTATTAGATTCAATTCCTCCATAATAATTTATCCAGTAAGTCTCTCGTTTTAAGCTATCTGATTTACTTAGATTACATTCAAGTAAGATATATTTAAAACAATTAACTCCATATAAATTATAATCATTTTGAAGATTTTGATTATCATGCATGCATCTTTTCAATCTATTTTTATGATAACTACAGCGGGATTTAAAATTACAAGTTTGTCCTATATAAACTTTATTATTTTTAGTATTTAGTATCATATAAACATTATAGTTATTCATCTTTTAAATTCCTAGTATCTTGTTCAACAGGAAATACTATCCATTTATCTTCTTTATTTTTATACCAGTAATCTGGTTCAATTTTGGCATTTTCTTTATAATAATGAGTAGCTATTTTATATCCTTTTTGTCTCCAAGCAAGAGCTGTATCACCTGTATCACAAATATCATCTACACATAAACAACCTACAGTAGGAGCTCCTAAGTATGGAAGGTCATATCTATTAGAAATGATAGTAGCATATACAACTCCTCCACGAGCTGGTCCATATACTCCTGTATATCCTTCAAAATTATTAGTTTGATCAGCTAACCAATCAATAAATTCTTCTATATCATTCCATGTTACATATTCTTTTACAACTGTCATTTCTCTTTCATCACGTAGATTTCCCATTATATAGCCTCCTTTTTTGTTTTAGCTCTTAAATATTTAACAAATTTAGCAGTTAATGGAGATACTACAGCTTCTACTACAGTTTCAATACATGTAGTAAATAATACAAGTTGTCCTATTAATAACCAAGGACTTTCAATAGTTCCAGCAATTCCTATAGGTGCAAATGCCATTAAATAAAATAATCCATTATCTACAATTTGTCCTAATAAAGTTGAAAGAATTGCTCTAGCCATAAATCCTTTAGTATTATTTTCATTTTTACTATTTACTCTCATAACATGCATAATTTGTGTGTTAACATAATTACCTAATAAAAATGCTGTTATAGATGCAAGAGCTATTCTCCATCCAGTACCTAATACTACTGAATAAGATCCTTGAACAAAATCACTTGTTCCTGGTAATGCAATTGCTATCCAGCACAATGCATTAAATGCAAGGTTAAAAATAGCGCTAGCTACAAAAGTTTTAATAGCTCTTTTCTTTCCCCATATTTCTGTTATAACATCCATGCAGGCAAAGACTAACCATGAGATCATTGTTCCTCCTGTAGTTATCGCAATCAATTCTGTTCCAAATGTTTTTACAGCTAGTATATTTTGTAATACAGAACCAGCAATATAAAATGCTGTTATAGCTACTAGCCAATCTGTTAATTTTATATTTTTTAATTTACTAAACATATTTAATTCCTCCTAGTTTTTTATAGTTGGTTGGATTTTCATACAACTCTTTTAATAAAAGGTTTAATTCATAGATATCAGGCTTTGTTAGCTTAACGGTCACTATGAATTATATTGTTTAATTATTGAAGTACTTGTAGTACCATATAATATAAGATTTCTTATAGAACAATCACTTATATTATATTTTCGACTTAAAGCAGAATAGTTTGGATTATTTTTATATTCATTTCTTAAAATATCAATAAATTCTTGAGTATATTTTGTATTACCTGTATATTTACCTTTTCTCTTTCTAGAAGATCTTCAGTCTTACACTCTTCAACTAATTCAAATTTAAAATTTGATAAACCATATTTATTATAATCTTCTTGTAAATATCTATTACTATGAATATTATGATTTAATTTATAAATATGATTCATTTTTCTATTTTTTAAATTTTTAGTTTGTCCTATATAGACTTTATTATTTATTACACAGGTAATTTTATAAATACCTTTCAAGATATTATTTTTCATTAATCCAACTTCTTTACATTATTATCTTCATACTCGATAGGATCTTCTATTCCATTTAATTTGAAAGCATTTATTCTATCTCTACAAGTTCCGGCATACTCCGCAGGCTTTTTCTCTACCCTCATAGCAACTAGTTGTAAGATTATATGGTACATTTATTGCTAATCCTGTTTTAACTACTTCTGCTTTATTCATATTAACTAATGGTGCACATACATGTATTTTTTCATAAGTTCCTAATTCAATTGCCTTAGTCATAGCTTCTGTAAATTCTGGTGAACAATCAGCATATGCTCTACCAGCAGCATCATCAGCATGTGCTCCGTAATAAACATCTACTTCTTCATCTGGAAAAATAGATAAAGCTAAGGCTGCTACGCTTGATAATAATAATCCATTTCTAAATGGTACATATGTTGTAACTCCATTAGGATGATCTTTTACTTGTTCAGCATAACTTTCATGAGGAACTTCTTCAGTAGAACTAGCTAATAATGAACAATTACTAAATTGCATTACAGATGTTAAATTAACTTCATAATGTGCTACTCCATAATATTCTGCTATTTTCTTAGCACATTCTAGTTCTTTTTCATGTTTTTGACCATAATAAGTAGACAATGTAGCTACATTTTCTTTTCCGTATTTTTCTACGGCTAATCCTACACAGGTTGTACTATCTACCCCTCCTGAACTTAATACTACTGCCTTTGTTGACATCTTTGAATTCCTCCTTTCATTAAATTTTATAATAAGATATAAATACTAGATATATCTTATCTAGTATTTATAACATATTAACCTTGATTATTTAACTCTAATAATCTTTCAAATGTTGTTTTATTTTCTTTAAATTTTTTAATTACATCTACTTTTGAAGTATTATTAGCTAAATTATCCCAGTACTCTATATTACCTATTAAAAGTTTTGCTTTTTCATCAGTTCTATATAAAGCTTCTTCTTGTAACTGTTCTTGAGATTTTGAATCTTCTGGAATATATGTTTCTTTTTGAGTTATTTTTAAATTAGGAAATAAACCTGATTTATATTCTTTTGGAGCTTCTGGTTTAAATATTCTTTTATAATCTTCTTCTCTATATGATCCATATTCATCATAAGTAAATCCATGATTAGCATTCATTCCTGGTGTAAATGAATCACAAGATTCAAAAGGATAAGCTGTCCATAATTTTTTAGAACTAACTCCAAAACCATGGACTTTAACATAAGGTATACTACTATTAGCTATTACTTTAAAACAACGATCTAGAAATTCTATTCTTTGTTTTGTAGTTCTACCTACTAATCCTCCTATAGCTATATATTCCATTTTCTTTCCATTAGGTAATGTATATTCTAATGCTTGTTCTAACCATTTCAAAGGTTCACCATAATGAAATGTATATAAAATCTTTTCAGGACATACTACATTATTTGTCATATAAATATAATTTTGCCATGTTCTTTGACAACAATCATTATAATCTTCTACAGTTTTAGCCTCTACAGGAATAACATCCATTTGACCAAAAGTAGTAACATAGTCACTCCATTTATTTATCCAGTTAATATAATTTTCAACATATTGATCTATATCTAAAGATTTAGATGACTTCTTATTATCGCCCTCTTTTTGTCTTTTCATTTTAGCATCTGCATATGCAGTGAATGCACCAGAATCTATCATGATACTTCCTTTAGTTATACTAAAACCATCTATTATCTTTTCATCAGGAAGATCTTTTAAGTACCAATAAGAGTGAAGGCTGTTAAATTTTCTATCTCCAATATTTCTTAAATATGCTTCCTTTGTAGCTCCAGTCAAAAAACCAGAAAATACATTATAAAATTTCACTTATTATCCTCCTCTCTATACTAGTTCATATTCTTTTCTTTCTTTATAAATACCTGTATTAATATAGTCATTATATTGAGCCATTGATATTTCATCATCATCAGTATTAACATCAGGACCATACCAATAAAAGAAATATTCAACATCACATTTCATTGGTACTGATATTTTTTCAGCTCCTGCTTGTATCATTAATTTAGATAACAACTCTCCACAACGTTTTCTATTAATAAAAGGACATTCTGCTATAATTTCATCATGTACAGGGAATTTCATTTTAAATCCTAAATCTTGTAATTCTTTATTTTGACCTACAAGTATCATAGCTCTTTTACTCATATCTGAAGCTCCACCTTGAATTGTAGAATTAACACATTGTCTTAAAGCTTCAGCAATATAACCTTGATTATTAATTATATCAATTCCAGCTTCTCTAGCTTCTTCAATTATCTTATTTCTTTTATATAAATTAGCTTTTTCTAATTTTTCAATATATTTATCCTTTATTTCTTGAGAAACTTCTTCATGAATATCTGATTTAGCTGTAAATAAAGGATTAAAATCAACAGGTCGTTTATCATTATAATGAAATTCATATTTCTCATCTTGAATATGAGTTAAATATCTTCTTCTTCCCCAAGCTGTTTCAGTATATCCTCTTTCTTTAGCTTTAGCTTGTGTTTCTTCAGTAAACTGCTTAATTAAAGGATATGCATTAAAGAAATCATCTATTAGTTGTTGAGCTTCTTCAGTAGTCATATGAAGCATTTCTCCAACAGAAGCAGTACCTCTTCCATATAAAATTCCTAAAAGAACACTTTTGATTTTAGTTCTTCTCTCTTTTCCTTCTTTATATGTAATATCTGTTTTCTTTCCATTCTCATCTAATTTAAACTCTAAACATTCTTCATATGTAGTGTGAAAAGCTTCAGCTGCCATTGTAGAATATAAATCTTTTCCTGTTCTATAAGCATTTATTAAAGATTCATCTTGACACATATGAGCCAATATACGAGGTTCTTGCTGAGAAAAATCACTTGACATTAATATATTACCTGGAGCAGCACCGAATAATCTTCTTAACTCTTTTGATTCTCCTTTACTTGGAATCTGTTGAAGATTTGGATTAGAAGAACTAAATCTTCCAGTAGCAGCGCCATATTGGTTTAATGTTGTATGAATTTTTCCAGTACTTGGTTCTATCTGCTTAGGTAAAGCTACTAAGAAAGCATCAATTAATTTTTCCATTTTTCTATACTCTATTAAAGCTTTAGTTAAAGGAGTATTAATTCTTTCTAACTCTTTAACTCCAGTACCTCTACCTTCTTTAGTTTTATACCCTATAATATCATAAAATAATATACTTAATTGTGTAGGACTTGATATTGATATTGGATTATCTAATTTTTTATCATAATGCTTAATTCTAAATTCTTCAATTTGTTTTTCGTAAGGTTTTATTTCTTCATATACTTTTGCTTCTGCTATCTCAAGTCTGGCTTCATATTTATCTTTAAGTTCTTTTAACATTCCCATATTCATATTAATACCATCTCTATTCATTTTAGCAAGTATAGGCATTAAAGGAACTTCTATTTGTTCAAATACATATTTCATACCAGCACTATCTGGTTCTTCAAATTTCTTTTTCTGATATTCATATAATTCATATGTTATCAAAGCATCTTTTCCAGCATAAATAGTAGCTATATCTAGAGGTATATAATCAAAAGTAACTCCTTTAAACAAACTATCAAATCTATTTACTCCTTCATCTTCTACTGCAATATATTTATTATATAAATATTTCAAGCCATGCTCTTCATCTTGTTTAAATATATTTGCTGCTATCATAGTATCCCAATAAGGATCTGGCCAATCTTCTCCTAAAAATGTTCTGAATACTCCAGCATCGAATTTATAGTTGTGAAATATCCAATTAAAATGTCTAGTTCTATTTAATTCTTTTAAATAATTTCTTAGATCATCTTCAGGAATTTGACCTTTCAATTTCATATTATATAAAGCTGATTTATGATTAATAGGAATATATAAACATTCCTTACCATTACATACAGAGAAGCCAACTATTTTATCAGTAAAGAAATTAAGTCCTGTAGTTTCAGTATCTATACCTATTGGAGCATTTTCTTCTGTAGTATCAAAGAAATGTTTAAGATCATCTAGGTTTGTTATACATTTACTTACATCTTTATAATTACCTAATTTCTCCTCTACAAGCTTTTTAGCGGTTTCAATTAAAGAAGAGATTGTCTCTCCCTTCTTTAATTTTATTTCTGAACCACTTTTTTCTTTTTTAGGAGTGGCAGGCTTTTTAGATGGTATATTTGCAAATAAAGCCATTATCATTACTCCTTTACTTTATATTAAAATACATCAGCTGTTCTTCTTGTAGCTTGTTGAGCAGGTTCTTGATTTTGTCCAGCTTGTGCATTTGCTTGAGGATCAAAATCATAATCATTTGGTTTAATAATGTTAATTTCAAATGGATCCTTAACTTCTCCAAATTGATCTTTAGTCTTCATATCATTAGGAGCTTTCATATTAGGAGCACAAGTATAAACTGTATCCTTCATAGTTTTACCTGTTCTACCAATAATAAAAGACTGTCCTGAAATTGGAGCTCCTGTTGGAAGATTTTCAAATACTGGTAATAAAGTCTTTTGAACAAAAGAACCTGATTTTTTCCAATATTGAATTTCATTATCTTCTTCTACAAACATTGGTAATACTACTCTCATAACAGGATTATTTCCCATTGAGCACCATTTACACATATCTGCAGGATCTCCTGGATTTCTGCTACAGTCTATTGTTGCAAATTTTTCTCCAGTAAATTCATGAACTACTAAAGCTGCATTCTTTACTTCTTCTACAGTATTATATAAAAATCTTACTGTTTTCTTTTGACCATCGTCAAGTTTAAAGAATGAACTACCTCCTCCTACGTATTTGTCAGCATCGTCTAAATTAACTCTTGCCATTTTAAATTTCTCCTTTCTTGGCCTGCGTAATTTTTATTTTTTAGGCCTGGGTGCCACCCTAAATTTTATTGGCTATATATTATAACATCTTATTCAGATGATAATATCTTACTTTCATACCATCTTTTCCATTCAGTATAAGAAATAACTTTTACTTGTCTAAATTCATCATATGTTAAATCATTAACATCTTTACCTTCAGGAATTAGAGCTACATTTATATTCTGTCTTCTATGTTCTTGTAAAAAATTTCCTAATTTATAAATACCTTTTCTTCCAGCCTCATCTGGATCTAAAGCTAATACATATCCTTTACATTCAATTTCTAATAATTGTTTATATTGTAATTCAGTTCCAGTCCCTAATAATCCTACGGGTTGTTTACCCCAACCAGATAAACTCCAGACATTAAAAGGACCTTCTACCACCCATATATATCTTAAAAATCTATCTAACTCATATAATCCATATAAAGGTTTAATCATATCTTGTGGATACCTATATACTTTTTGTTCTATAGATCTTCTTCCTAATCCAATACAATTATGACCTTTATCATATATTGGAAATACTATATGTTTATTATAAGGATCAAAACCTAAATCATATTTTTCAGCTGTCTGTTTATCTATTCTTCTGCTTTCTAGATATGGATGATAATATTTTAGTTTTGTTATATCTTCTTTTGGTACATATGATTTCTTTTTTATATTGAACATTACTCTCTTAGGTTTTTCTATTAATACGGCTCTTGCTTGTATTGTTTTTAATCCGAATAATGATTCTACTTCTTCCTCATCATATAAAGGTCCTAATAATAATTCTACTACTTTGGCTAGTGACATAGTTTCATGACAAGTGAAACAAGAAAATAAACCAATATAAGATCTATCTCCCTCTGTTGTTCTTATTGAAGCACTTGCTTTATTTTCTTGTCCTCCTTTATGAAAAGGACATGTTACTGAAATATTATCAGGTAATTGTCTTATATATTTAAAATACCACATTCCAGTCTTTAGATGAATGTAATCTCTAATATCTTCAATTAATTTTACATCTATCATAAAGTTATCCATTAGAATGAAGCGCCTCCTCCAAATATCTGTCTTGCTTTAGCTTTTCTAGCAGTAGCTACTTCTTGCTGTAATTCTCTAATAGGTTTATATTTATTTATTCCGTAATCTACTTCATATTTTTGAGTTAATCCTGATTCACCATATCTATTTTTAACTATACTAAGAGTTAATATTCCATTTTCATTTCTCATAGATATTACTCTTGTAGAGTTTTGAGCTACAGCATCTGATTCTGCTATATTTTCTAGTCCTGGTGCATTTAACTCCTGACCACCTTGTCTATTACTTTGAGCTAATAAAACACAAGGTAAGTTATATTTAGATGACAATGTAAATAAATCCATTGATATATTACCATATTGTTGTCTTAAAGGAGTTCCAGGTTTTGATGTTATATCTTCCATTAGAGATAATTGGTCTACTATAAGCATTGTTAAATTATTTTTAACTATAAAGTTTTCTATATCTCTAATATTTGCTTTTCTTCTTAAATCCGCTTGTGTTAATATTCTTATATCTAAACTTCTATCTAATATAAATTTTAAAGCATCTTCTTTAGTAGATGTATATGTTTCTTTCGCACAACATAAGATTCTTTCTTGTAATTGTTGTACAGACATTTCTCCTGAATATATTCCTACTCTTTCTTTTTGTAGAGATGCTGCCCATGCAAATTTCAAGCCTATCCAAGTTTTACCTTGTCCAGTTCTTCCTACAATAGTTATTAATTCTTCTCCTCTTTTGAAACCAACTAATTTTTCATCTAATTCTTTAAACCCTGTACTAATAACATCATTTGGATCTATTTTTAATATTTCTTCAATATTATCAAATAAACCTACAGATTGATTTTCAGTACCTAATAACTCTAAATCATTTACAGCCTGAGTCATTTTATGTACAAATTCTAAAGGATTTTCTTCAATAGCTCCTTTAGATATATCTTCATTAAGCTCTCCTAATTCGTATTCTATTCTATGTTTAAAATAATCATTAGCTATTGTTTTACATAAATTATCTAATTCACCTATATTAGCTAATTCCATCATTTCCTCATCTGGAATTTGAAATTCAAATTGTAATAAAGGTAAATCTGGATATTTATTAACCTTTGTATATTTTTCAATATAATCATAAAGAGCTCTATTTTCATATGAAAAATAATCTCTTTTTATATCATTATATATAATTACATTCCAGTTTTGTTCTCTAACAATACCTATTAGCAGAGCTTTTTCAATTGCTTTTATATCTTTCATTTAAAAATCTCTGCCTCCTTTGTACCCTGTAGATTTATTTTAATAGCTCTACAATCAAAAGATAAATCTAATTGCATACAAGCAAGTGTATTTTGACCTACTTTATCATTTAAATAATCATCATCTCCAATTGTAAAATAAAAATTTCCTAATCCTCTTCTTTGTCGAATACTAATAATGTCATAAATTTTATCTCTATCAAAATAACTATCAAGTAGTGTAAATTTATCCCATATTACTAAAGGAGCATTTTCCATACCTGAATATAATATTTTCAAATCATGAATAGGTTTTAAAGAATCTTTTTCTTCTTTATAATCTATCAATCTCTTATAATCTTCTACAAGTAATTTAGTATCCACATAAATAATATCTTCAACTCTTATATCTTGAATTACACATTGTTTAAAATAAGATTGAAGCATAAGATATGCTAAATAATCTAAATTAACATAATCAGCAAATTCAAAACGAAGATTATATCTATCTGTCACAGCAGAAGTCATATTTTTAAAAACATTATATAATTTAGAAGGTATAATTTTTTGATCAGTGAATCCAAGACATCTATCTGGAATTTGAGAATATTTTATATATTCATTATATCTTCTAAATACTGCAGCTTTGAAATCATCAGTTGCTTCTTTTAAATTAGGAATTAAATCATATAAAACATCCTCCATCTTAAATTCTTATATCCTCCAAATATTGTAATACTTCTTCTTTACATGTCAATTGTCTAGGTTTTTCTATTTTATAACCTATATTATTTATATTAGTAGCATCTTTATAATCAGCCTCTTCATAATATAAAGTTCTTGTTGCTCCAAAATATATTGCTCTTTTAATATGATACAAAATATCATTCTCATTTTGAGATACAATAGACAAACCTATTGTATTATAAGGCATCCTGCATACTTTTTCTAAAAGATCTTGAGTCATTTCACGAATAGTTACTTCATTAAACTTTCCTCGATTACGCTGAGAAAATCTATAGTTACAATATTTCCAAATTCCAGTTTTCACATTATCTGTTAATATATCATTATTATAAATATAATGATAACATGCTTTAATATCAGTTTGTTTAGATGGAACTTTACGTTTAATCTCTTGCATAGAAAAAGCCATTTCAACACCTCCATGTATTTAATAACATCTTTTTGAGTATAAAGATAGCACTAAGTACAGTACTTAGAAACACTATATCTTAGTGCTGTTTGATTAGTTTTTCTCTATTTCATGTTTAATTGATTCAGCTTGTCTTTTATCATTTTGTTTATCATATAAATTAAATACTATACTAGATAATACATCTGCTGTAATTTTAGTTCCATCATATGTTAAATATTCTTTTGATAATATAGCTAAAACTTCAAGTAAAGTTAATTTGTTATATCTAAATATCTTTTTAAGCTCACTTAATGATAATATATCATAAGCAGTTTCTCCTGTAGTTAGAGTAAATGTATTAAAGAATTCTTGAATTTTCTGATTACTTTCTGAATCTTGAATAGCTTCAATCTCATCTAATTGATCATCAGTTTTTAACTGAAGTTTATATCCTACTTTTTTAAGTAATGAAATTAATTCTCTTGCTGATATTTCTACACTATTTTCTTTAAATTGAATGTAAGATTTATATAATTCTTCAGCATTTTCAGTAGAATATTTTAAAATCTCATCAATATTAAATCCTCTAATAAAATCGTTTAAGGTATTTGCATCAGAATAAGTTGAAATATTTGGTATAAATACAAAAGGATCATAAATCAAAATTCCTGTGTATACTTTATATTGAGATTTATTATTATTATATTCTAATATAACTACAGGAACATAATCTTCTTTAGTTAAATCAGTTCCATGTTTATAAAAAACTAATTTAACAAGTCCTCCTTTACCATCAGTGAAAAATTTATCAGTTTTTTCATTAGTTGTAATATCTAAAGTAAATTTTTCTAATTGTTCCTCAAATTCTTTAATTGCATCATCATTTCTAGCATCAAATATATCTACTACATTTTTATATTCATCTGTTAAATATAAAACTTCTGGTTTAGTTAAATAAAACATAGCTCTTGGATCTGGATTATCTTTAGCTTTCTTTAATTGTTCATCTTTTAATTGTTTCCATATTAATTCAGCTTTCTTATAAACCTCTTTACTTGTAGAAGGTTTTAAATCAATTTGTTTATGAAGAAAAATATCAGCTCCTTTTAAAATTTCATAAGTATCATACTTATCATCTTCACTTGCTAATTTTATATGAAGATATTTTGGAGAATCCCAAACTACATCAGCTGGTTTTGTAACTTTAGTTAACATTGCTTCAAACATTATTTCTCAACTTCCTTTCTTATATCTAAAAAATTTTTAAAATCTTTTACTGTGCATTTTTTACAGTAGAATAAATCATCTAAATAAAAACCACTTTCAAAAAATTCCTGACAACCAGAACATCTTTTCATACTACCTGTAAATTTAACAGGTCTAACTATTGTATTTTTTATATGGTTATACTGATCTAATATAATTTTATCAAATTCATCATCTTTAGGATTATCTTCAGGGAAACTCCTTTTCGATTGTATCTATTTTCTTATCTATTTTTTGATCTAATTTTTTAACATTCTCAGATAATTTTTTAATAATAGATTTAACAGGTTTCTCTTCTTTTTTAGGTTCTTCTATTTCTACTCTTTCTGGAATATTTATATATTTACAAGGATGATCTAAAACTCCGTATTCATAAGCTAATTTACCTTGACAGTCCTCACAAAACTTATCCATATAAGAATGTTTAGTTCTAATAACTAATCCACAATCACTATAAATTTTCTTAGAAAAATTTTTACCTTCTTCTAAATTAGATACTATCTGTCTAACTCCTATTTGTCTTTTTGGTTGGTTTTCTTCTTTCTCTATTTCTTTAGTTTCTTTAATATTTATATTTTCTTCTGTTTTCTGAGGTTCTATTTCTATATTTGATGTACTAATAATTATGTTACCATTCTGAATACTCATATATAATTTAGAACATTCTTTTAATTGTAACTCGTCTCTAATCTCTCTTGGTATGGTTATTCTATAACCTGATCCTAATGTGATTTCCATAAAATTCTACCTCTCTTTTTATTTTATAACATCTTTTTGGAAAATAAAAAATACAAGAAGAATTTATCTTCTTGTATTTAATAACAACTTATTTATATAATTCTTACTTCAAAATATCTAAAAATTGCTGTTCTGTTATGATAGGTACTCCATATTCTTTAGCTTGTTTATTTTTTGTTGAAGTACTTTCTATATCATTATTAACTAAGAATTGACATTTCTTTAAATTAGTTGATAATTCATAACCATAATTTTTAATATAAGCTTCGAAGTCTTTTCTTTTCATGCTTTGTAAAGATCCGGTTACAGCTATATATTTTATTTCATCTTTATTAATAATTTCAGGAAATATTAATCTATTATTCTGTAAATTATCATCGAATAGATAACTTAAATTAGCTATTCTCCATTGATTTTCCATTAATGTTTTAGTAGTTGCATCTTTAACTAAATCTAATAATAAATTTGTAGGATCTTCAATACCAGGTTTCCCGAAATTTTCATTATTAAAACTAAATATAAATAAGTTTAGTAATAAAACTTTATTTTGAGCTAATAACTCAGCTGTCTTTTCACCAAGTCTTGGTATATTTAATCCCATTAAAGCTTTTTCTACCTTAACAGGTTCTAAATATAATTTATTAAAAAATTCTAATATCTTAGATTCTGTTATACTTAATTTTCTAGTATTCAAATCATTTAATACATATACTTGTTTTGTATATAAATCATCTATTGATTCTATTCCATATTGATCTAAATATTGTTTCATAATTGTATATTGTAATCCATCAGTCTCACCAATTTGCTCGCACCAAACTTGTAAATTACTTGCTTCAACATTAGGACAATTTATATCATCACAAATTAAATCTACACCTTCCCAAACTAAATTATTACCACAATGAGGACAATGAGTTGGTAAAGGTTCTTCAGATTGTTCTATAACTTCCATTATATTAGGTATTACTTCATTAGCTCTCTGAATAACTACTTGAGCTCCTTTTCCTAAACCTTGATCTTTAACCCATTTAGCATTATTACAAGTAGCTCTTTGTATTATAGCTCCAGATAATTCTACAGGTTCTACAATAGCTACAGGTATATATCTATTATTTCTACTCATAGTCCATTCAATTTCTTTTATAATTGTAGTAGTTGTTTCTGCCTGAAATTTAAAAGCTACCTCATCATATACATAATCATAAAGATGATGATCATCTTCATAATGAGCTAAATATTGGATATCTGGATTTGTTAAAACTAATCCATCTAATCCATAACCTAATTGTTTAAAAGCTTCAAATGTTTGTTCATGAAAAGCATTCCAAGATGATTCATTAAGTACAGGATAATAATAAATAGGAATACAATGTTTAAAATTTAATTTCAACCATTGTAATACATCTTCTCTATTATTACAAGTAGGTTTAAATTCTTGACCTACTATTTTATATACTACTAAATCAATATATTTTATATCTTCATCTATATCTTTTCTATTAATTATTCCAGCTGCAAAATTACGAGGTGCTATCATATCTTTATATTTATGCTGTAATATGCTCCAATTAGAATCAGAGATGATTAATTCTCCTCTTACAGCTCCAGTAAATTTCTTATCAAATATATCATTACCTAAAATAATTCTTAGTTTATCTGTAATATCTTTTCCATATTCTCCATTACCTCTTGTTATTCCTTTAACTAACTTACCATTTTCATAATAAGCAACAGCAGATAAACCATCAAGTTTTGGAGAAATATAAATAGTCTTATCTTTAAATCTACTTGGTATATCTTCGTAGGTTTTAGTCTTATCCAAACTTCCTACATGTCCATATCTATGTTTAACTTTGTCTCCATTAACTTCAAATCCCCATCCTGTTTTTAAAACTTTTGAACGAGGATTTAAAGATCTTAATTTATCTACTAAGGCATCAAAAGCATCATCACTTATTTCAGGTTCGCCTGCATAATACTTTGTAGCGTAATAAGTAATTTGAGTTTCTAAATTTTCTATTTCATTTTCCATTAAATTATCACCCTTTACCAATTATAAATAACTTTTATTACTATGTATCCTTTCTTTTCTAATTGATCTTTAAAATAATTTATAAATTCCTCACAAATATTTCCAGAAATACTAAAAGAACCTCCAATATCTATAGTATCTTCTTCTGGTGGATATACATCACAACAACAAGGCCAACCCCATTCTTGTTTAGGTATCCCTGAAAAGATAGCTTGATATTTTTCAGGAAGTTCTTTCACTATTTCATCAATATCTTTTTCATCTATTTTCTTATCAACTTTAATTGTATGTCTATATCCCATAATAAAATCTCCTTTATAAATAATAACATCTTAGGCTTTAGTGAAAGCTTCTAATATTTCATTTATATGATTTTTTAAATCAGATGGATCTAAAGATACTTTTATATTAGATCCAATTTGATTAAATGCCTTACCAAATTTTATTCTAGCTTGTTTAGAAGCATCTGATAAACTTTCAGCTCTTATATCATAATGTTTAATATATAGATCAGATGTAACTCTAACTTTATAAACTTTTAAATCCTTACTCATATTAAATCATTCCTTTCCCACATATGCATATATTGTTCCTTTAAATTTAGTATTCCCTTTATAATTAAGAGCCATATCAAAATCTATTGTTGTTAATTCTTCCTCTTTAATTTTAATGTCTTTAACAACATATTCATTTAATACTTTCATATTCATAGGTAAACAACTAAAAGGTGTTGATGGTTTTTCTAAAGGTAATCCAAAAAGCATAATAGAATATCCTTTATACTTTTTGTATAATTCTTTTACTTTCATATTTAATTACTCCTTACTCCAATATCCATATACACATCTTTTTCCATCTCTAGAACAATCATATATATCATATAATTTACCTTCTTTTACACAAGTAAAATGTTGACTACATCTAAGAATTAAAGATCCTTTACTAGGTAATTCTTTTTCATTTAAGTGTACTTGACAACCTGATCCTATTGTCATACAAGTATGCCATTTCCAGCCTAAATGATCTTCAATAACTTTTTTAGCAGTATCTTTATATACTCCTGTTCTAGCATTGCTTTTACCTTTCTTTCTTTTTCCAGTTCTTTCCTTTAAAGATAATTCATTGATAAGATTATATATCTTTTTATAATCCTCTCCTGTAGCATTACATATTGCTCTGCAAACACAATCTCCTGTTGTTCCTTTAAAGTACTTACTTCTTCCTCCATCACTGTAAACTAATTCCATACTATTACTTCCTTTCAATGTACGTTTTGAGGAGATTTTTGACATCACCCTCCCTATATATTATAACACACTTTTGTAAAAAAGTCAACCCGTTCTTAAAAATAGGGAACGTGATTTAACCTCATCTACTCTCACTATTTACAATAAATTAGAAGATTTTTCAAAACAAAAGACAGTCTATTTTTGACTGTCTTAATCTATTAATTTTCTTCTCTTAAAATGTTATATATCTGCTGTATTACTCGAGCATCATATAATGAATTATGTTTTTGACCTACTATTGTTATTCCATGTTCTTCTAATATATCTTCTCTATTTCTTTCAAAAGCTTGTTTCTGAGATTCTTCATAATGCAATGCTATATCTTGATTTATATCATAACACACAGGAGAAATATTTTCTGGAAGATCAAAAGCAGAACCAAATATATCTATAAATAAAACCATATCATAATGACAAACATCTGAAATCAACTGAACCTCTTCATATTGAGATAACCAGTTTTTTAATTCTTCTTGAATTTCTTCTCTTGTTCCAAAATGATAATCATTTTCATTAATTACAATATCTGTTTCATTAACTTCTCCATATTTAGCGGTATTCATTAAAACATTCTCTATAATCCAATCATCTAATAATTCAGTATTTATAGAAGCAAATTCAGCATAAAATTCTCTTCCATCCTCACTTATTAATCCTATACTAACTAATTGAGTATCTTTTTTAAGTCCTGTAAACTCTGTATCAAAATAAATATTCATATATATCTCTCCTTTATATTAAAAATAAAAGCGCATAAATTTCTAGACATATAACTTTATAGGTTAATATATAAAACCTTGTTATAAGCGAAATATGCGCTAAATAAATACTATTTTTTCTTAATTTCATCTAATTCTTTAATAAATTCATCTATTTGAGATCTATTCAAAACTAAATCACATAATAGATATTCTTTACCAAATAACATTTTAAAAGCTAATTTAATTCTATGACCAATTAATCTTAATATTCCTCTTTGATTAGAATAAAATTTACTAGTATGAATTGATAAATAATATTCCTCTTGAGATTCGTCAATTTCAGAATCTATAAATTTTTTGATATGAATTTCTTCATCACAACCACAGTTACAATTTACTATTAATAATTTTGTATCTTTATCAGCTTTAGCTAATATCACTAAAATCACATCCTTTATAAAATAAAACAAACTAGAAAGTAAAAAAGATAAACAAAAATAAACAAAATCAAAAACTATCTTATAATTAAATAACTTTCTAGTCTGTTGGTAGCGAATAGGAGATTCGAACTCCTGCCCTCCGATAGAAAGTCGGATGTATTAACCACTTTACTAATTCGCCATATATAAAGCGAGTTTTCAGTGTTCAGAGTACATAGAAAACCATACTACAAAAAACAAAACTCGATTTTGATTTAACCTCTTTAAAACAAAATTCTAAACAAAAGCCTTCGCATAAATAATAAAATTATTTACCTAAATCTGTTTATTTATTATCAGATCTCGTAGATGTAACTTTAGTACTATTCACATCCGCACTCTATCACTATAATAGAGCCATACCTATAGGTGTTTGTTGTTTCAAACAAACTCTTCCTCAATACTCATGGTATTGATTGCAAAAACATTTGATATATGTATAGGGAATATATCAGTCCCTTGGTAGCGAAGACTGGATTCGAACCAGTGACCTTCAGGTTATGGGCCTGACGAGATAGACCTACTTCTCTACTTCGCGATATAAAAAATTACAATAACTATCAGTATTAGCCTTTACCTTCGAAACCTACACCATCTAATACTATTAACAGGGTCTATTGTTAGGTTATTGTAATTCGTACTCACATTATGAAATGGGATTTTCATAAAGTGAAAAAGAAGTAATACGTATTTATGTGTGGAATACGTATATGGAGCTACTTGTCTGAATCGAACAGACGACCTATTGATTACAAGTCAATTGCTCTACCTGCTGAGCTAAAGTAGCATAAGAGGTGGTTAGGGTGTTTCAATTCCTAACCTGGATCAATTTGTGCCTAGTTTTCTTCTAGGTGGTTTTTAGAGCTATCCTGCTACATTTATATTTTACCTTATTTACCTCTAATACAAATTTGAGCTTTTCTTCTAGCATTTAATATCTTAGTATATTGCTCATTCTTAGTGTCATTTTCTGCAAACTCTTTTAATCTTTTTACAGGCCAATATAACTTACACCACATATACTGAATTGCATGAGGTGTTCTACCTAAGGTCTGTGCTAAATAATTAGCATTAGGCCAGTTAGGAACATAACTAGCTACTATAAAGATTTCATCTTCAGTCCATGACTTTCCAGCGTTGGCTGGTTTAATACCTTCTTGTTCCATAATTAGACTCCTTCCTATCATACCTATTGTATGAATTAAAATTAAATTTTCAATGTACTCTACTATTTAAAGTACTGAACTCTTTTCATTATGGAATGAAAAATATGAGCCCCATAAAAGAACCGATACATCTTGTATTCTAGTCAGCTCCGATTTATCTATACTAGGTACAGAGCGCCCTTGAACTCTCTTTAGGGTATAGACCCGGGTTAGTTCTACTGTCAACCCATCGATCATGCTCGACTACATCAACTGTACTTAACCTCATCCGTTGACGATTACTAAGCTTGTTATAGTTATTCAGCTTACTCGGACTTTCTATTTTAAAGTTCCAGGTCCTTCCAAGCATTCTTACCTCAATCATATAGAGGTTGGGATAGAAGTTTTTGACTAGAACTTCTTCAAAAACTACGTTATAAATTTTAAAAATCTATAACTATTATATCACAGATTTTATAATTCGTCAATAATTCTATCTAAATATTCGCAAATTTCATAATCTTCTAATTCAGAATATTCTTCTCCAAAATGATTACAAACTTTTTCAGCTTGTTCTGGAGTCAATTGAAAAACAATATTTTCCTTATCTTCTCCCATTTTATTCTTCCTTTCTATATGGGTAATCCATCTCCATAAGGAGCATAAACTTTAACTACTTTTATTTTATCAGTACCATCTTGATTAACCATCATTTCTATAATTTTTTGGTTATCTACTACAGCATCTTCTGGAGCTAGTGTATACTCAGTTCCTCCTATATTAATTGTTTTAGGTTTACTTAAATTTTGTAAATGCTCATTTATATTTCTTCCTTGAGGAGTTATCTTATTCTTATATCTTTGTTGTAAATCAGAACTTTCAGTTGTATAAGTTGATAACATATCTGCAAAATGTAATAATAATGTTTGAGGACATTTTGAAAATCTATGAGATACATCTGTTAAATATTGATTATCTCTAAAAGCTCCCATATGAGATCTTATCATCATTATTTCTGTAAAGTTTAATTTTAAACCATAATATTGTAATAACATTACTGATTTCTCACCATGACCATATGGAATTTTTTCATCCATTGTATAAAAAGGAACTTTAACCCAATCACCTTTTTCATTTTTAGTATTTCTATAAGATACTTGATAAGAATCTACTTTACAAACATCATGTAATAAAGCCACTATTGCTATTGTATCATTTGGTATATCAAAAAATTGTATTAAATTATTAAAATCGTACATATGATAATATACTTGTAATGAGTGTAATAATAATCCTCCTTTAATACTACTATGGTATTGAGTACTTGCTGGAGCCACTTTAAAATCAGATTCATCTAACCATTTAATTACTTCATCTATTCCTTCTCTATTAGTACTTTTTAATATTCTTTTAAATTCTTCCCATTTTTCAAATATTTCTTGATCTTCCATTTATTCTACCTCATTTTCTATATTAAATAAACAAGCCATAATTCTCCTTCAAAAAATTTATAATAATCTCTTGCTTCTTTATTTATTATTAATCCTTGTTCTTTATATTTATTATAACAACTTTGACTCATGCAATATATTCTTTTTATATTTGCTTCTTTACATTTTTCTTCACATATAGTTATTAAATTATTAAAATCATAATCAAATTCCTGACATTTTTGTTTTATAAGTTTTATTTTTATAGGTTGTCTATCTCTAGATACATAACTCTTACCAGTTTTAAACAAAAGACCAGAATAGAGAAATTCTTGTAATTCCGTTTCTGTACATAATATATTATTATTTTTATTAACTTCACCAAACCTTTCTCTAATCTCCTTGCTATTCATTATTGTCACATCTCCCTATCAAACCAAAACTTTTTATATATATTTTTTATATCTTCATTTAATTGTGTTAAATACCATAAAGCAAATTCATCATATGACATTTCATTTATTTTCAATTTTGTAACTCCACAATCACACTGATTATCTATAACAACTTTATCTGGATCTTTATCAAATCTAAATGTAACAGGCTTTCCACACACACTACAATAACTAGGAATCCATTCTTTAATTTCATCTTTTAAAACAATGTTTTTAAATGTTTGTCCTTTTATATTACTAAATCTTAAAGTTTCTTGTAGCATTCTATCATCTTTTATATTTTTAAGAGTTATTTCATTTTGTTTTATTCCTTGATCAAACCATGTTGTAGGTAAAGTCAGTGTAGTATTATCTCGAAATACAAGTTGAGTATTATATAAACCTATATTCAAGCTTTTTAATAATTTTACTTTTCTTCCCATATCTTTTGGATCTTTGCTAATTGCACAAGGTACACAATTTTCATATTTTTTAAAACAAGCTACATCCCATGCAAACATGAGAGTACAATCTTCTTGATATTCCATTTTATATTTTATAGGTTCAACCCAACCATCTCTTACTTTTAATTTAGGTTTATCTTTATAAAAATGCTTGCGAATAAACTTATATAAAGGAGACCTAGATTTAATAACTACTATGTCTCCCATTTCCATTCTATCACAATCATACTGACTTGGATTCATTATCGGCATTAATCTGTTCCTCACTTATCTCTATTACATTTGGATTTCTTAAATTTTGAAAATCACCATTAGCAAAATAATCTATATTTTCTAATACTATTTCTGCAGCCTTACGAATTTTTTCTCTAGAATTAATATCAACTCTTTCATTATTACCTACATTAACTATACTGCTATTATCAATTATAAAGAAATTTTGTATTTTTTCATTACTGATTAAAGACACTATAAATTGATTTGTATCAGATAATGCTTTTGCTATATATTCAGTAGTATACATTAATGAAGCTGTATCCGTAGTATCTAGTCCATTATCTATTCTTTCTAACAATTTATCATATAATTTATCTAAAGTATTTGATAATTTTAATACTCTATTTAAACTATTTTTAGCTTGTAATAACATACCAACTTTTAATTTATTCTGAGTAGCTTTTAATTCTCTTACATCTGCTTCAGTAATTTCTACATCATCATCTATTAATTGTTCCATAGTTAATTTATTTTTATTAGCTGGTATTTCAGGTTTAGGTAATTCTTCAGATGTAATTAGTTCTTTATTATCTTCTTCAGATTCTTCTTTTTCTATCCATTCAAAATCTGCTGATAATCTATTTTCTAATAACTCACCAATATGCATTACTATTCTTTTACATTGATGATTCTTTATAAAGTTATATTCTTCTATAAGATCTTGTGGTATATTTTTATCCGAAATTTGTAAATATACTAATGTATAATTTATATTCAAAGCATCTAAACATAATACAATTTCTTGCATATATGACACTATAGTTATATCAAATTGTAATTCTGATTTCTTTATAGCTTCTATAAAATTAATAGGCCAATCAGAATTATTTTGGTATTGTTGAAAGTCTAATATGTTTACTTTGTCTTTATATTTAGAGGCAAAATTAGCTTCTATAATATTACCAAATTCTATTAATATCATCTATATGACCCCTTATCTACTAATTATAGACATAAATCCTTTAGATAAAGCATTAGTAACTTTTGATAAAGATAATATAATCTTAGAGAGACAGTGTATAGGCATATCATCATAATCACAATGTTTTATTATAAAGGTTAATATTCTATCCAATTTTTCATCATATTGCTCATTTAAAACTATCATTCTTTTATTAACACAAAATCTAAAGTATTTATCTTTATCTCCTATTCTATTTAAACTAAAATCGGATATTATATAATCTATAGTAGCATAACTAGTCCTAAAATGTTTATGTACCTTCATTTATAACTCCTATTCTATTTAAATTTAGATAGTTTACGAATTTGTTTTAAAGTAAATGCTCCATCTTTTTGTAAGTATTCATAAAATTTATCTATTTCTTTTAAACAATATTCTTTAGTAAGATTTAAATCTTTTAATTTTAAACTTTCATAAGCTTCATCAAAATCTTTTTTATCTATTTTAACTCTTTGGAATAAAGCTAATAATCTTAAAGCTTGTTTTAATTCTAGCATTGTAGGTACAGAAAATTCTTTACCTTCATAGAATTTAATAAATTGCTTAAATCCTTTATAGTTATCAAATAAAAAAATTAATTCAGATAAATCTTTATACTTTTCATCATCATGCATATGAGCTAAAAGTATAAGACTAAGCATAAATGTTTCTTCTTCATCTAAGATCTTGCTGACTCTTTTTTCTAAATCATTTTTTCTCATTTAGATCAATTCCCTTCATTGATCTGATACCTTCTATCTATAAGTTTATCAAATCCAATACTCTCACTTAAACAAAGTACTTTGTAGTAGTTATTTATTTCAATTGTATTAAGTTCTTCTTCTGAGAACTTTCCTTGTGATAATATATGAGATTTGTATAAATCAATTGAATAAGTTGTCGTTCTATTTAATATGTATTTTCTCCACTCTAATTCAGGTATAGCCAATATATAAGGAACCAATTCATAAAAATTATCTTCAATGCTATTTGCAATTCCAAATCCTAAAAGAATATTTCTATAAACTAAAGGATCAGGATGTCTATCAATTTTATCTATAAATAATTGGTTTTGTTCAAAAATTATTGTATCAAAAGCATATTGTTTATATAATGTTGTCATTAATTCTATAACTCTTTTTCTAATATTATAATTATTAGCTGATAATTTTTCAATATGATTAATAGTCAAAATTTCATCATCATGACTAACTACCATAGCAATATTAGAATATCCATGTATATCTATAGTTAAAACAATATTAGGTTCAATTTTCTTTTTTCTACTCACTATTTATCCTCCTCATCTTTTAGACGAAAATAAAAATTTAACCATCTATAGATTCTTTCAGGACCAATAGTTAATCTTCTAGGTAATAAAAATTGATACCACCAACCGCTATTGTGTCTTTTGAATAGACTCATCTTCTTCATCCTCCTCATTCAATGTATTAGATATATCTCTTAATACAGTAAAAGGATTCATGCCTTCTTTGTAGTTTCTATGATGATGTTCTATCATACATAATCTATTTTTAACATGTGTAAATTCTTTATTTTTACTAATTAACTGTTCATATAATTTTTTACATTTAATTTTTGATCTTATAAATAATATTAAAAATGTTAATGCTAATGCAGATACTCCAATTATTATAATTAATTCTTTATTCATTATTATCCCTCTTAACAAAAATAGCTATCAATACAGATTTATAGAATACTGATAGCTATTAAAGTTATTTACTTTCTGGAAATAGATATGGATCTAATCCATGTTTTTTAGTTTTTTGTATTTCTAAATTATGTAATTTCCAGCAATAATTTCCATATCCTCTTTCCTTTGCTATATCGTTTTTTAATATTCTATTGCATCTTTGACATCTTTGATATTGAATTTTAGTTTCCATATAATCTCTACCTCTTTTTAATAGATTACATCATACCTGGTAGCGGACCTGAAAGTTGTAAAACATTTTGGTCTTTCTCAGGCTCGTCAACTATTAAACCTCCCATTGTAATAACTGTTGATGCTATTGATGTTGCATTTAAAATTCCATATCTATCTACTTTAGCTGCGTTTATAACTCCAGTTTCTACTAGATTTTCATATTCTCCAGTTAAAGCATTAAATCCTAATTGTTTATTATAACAATTTGCTACTGTCATAGGACCATCAAATCCAGCATTTTCTGCTATTTGTCTTGTTACAGATTCTAATGAATTATATACTATTCTTTCACCTAAAGTTCCTTCTCTTTCTGGAGCATTGATAACAGCTGATAAGAAACTATAACCTCCACCTGGAACTATACCTTCCTCCATAGCAGCTTTAACAGAATTAATAGCATCTTCAATTCTTAATTTTTTATCTTTTATTTCAATTTCAGAATTTCCACCAACTTGAATAACAGAAATTCCAGAAATTAAATTAGATATTCTTCTTTTATATTGCTCTCTATCAGATTCTTCAGGTATGTTTTCCATTATACCTGTAATTTCTTCTACTCTAACTTCTCTCTCATCTTTTAAATCAATTCCAGTTGAACTTGCATCTTTAAATTTTAAAACAGTATCATCAGGAGTAATTATAGCTTCTTCTACCTCTCCTAACATAGATATGTCAAAATCTCTAAAGGTTCTTCCAATATCTCTTCCCATTAAAGTAGCTCCAGTAGCAATACAAATATCTTCTATAAGATTTTCTCTTAATTCTCCAAATCCAGGTAATCCTATTATTGAAACATTTAAAGGAGCTCCTTTAGCTTTATTTACTAAAATCATGTTTAAAGGCTCAAAATCAATATCATTACATATGATTAACAATTTTAATCCTTCTTTAACAACTGTATCTAAAATAGGTAATATATCTGTAACACTATCTATTTTATCTTTAGTTATTAATACTTTTGCATCTACAATTTCTGATTTCAAATTAATTCTATCATTTAATAAATAATTACTTAAAGTACCATTAGCTAATTTCATACCTTGAATATTATCTAAATGATCTTTTCCTGTTTTACTATCTTCTACAATAACAGATCCAAATTCTCCAGCATTTGCAAAAGCATCTGCTATTAATTTTCCTGTCTCTTCTGAGCCTGAAGAAATGGTTGCTACTCTTTTTATAGCTTCATTATCTTTAACAGGTATTGCAATTGATTTCAAATAATCACTTATTTCTTCACTAGCTTTAATCATGTCTTTTTGTATTTGAACAACATTAACATCTTTATGTTCTTCTTTATATTCATCAAAATATTTATGAATCATTTCTTGAGCTAATATAGTAGTTGTAGTTGTTCCATCTCCTGCTACTAAATTTGTTTTATTAGCTGCTTGTATAATAAGCTGTGCTCCGGCATCTTCTGCATTATCTTTTAAATGAATAGATTTAGCAATTGTAACACCATCGTTTGTTATAATAGGAGCTGAAACAGCTTCTCTTATTAAAACATTTCTACCTTTTGGTCCAACTGTAGTTTTAACAATATTTGCTACTGTATCAATACCTTTGACTACTAAATCTTTGGCCTCATTATCATATTTAATTATTTTATTCATTTATTTTACCTCCAACTTCACTATCATATATCTTATAAAGTTCAGTCTGAATATACTCTCTAAATTCCTTATTTGATGGATGCGCTATATCAGAATATTCAAAAGTTTCACTATAACTATCTCCATTAGATGTATATTTTTTCACTTTTTTATTTGGAAAACTAATTATTCTTCTATCTTCAAGTTGTACTAATCTAATATCATGTACAATAAAACAATCATTAAATTGTATACTTGCTATTCCTAATAAACTAGATTCAGGATTATTGTTTTTCTTTATTCTTATACTTGTTATTTTCATTTCATTCATGTTAGTCATTGTCTCCTTCTATAATTAATAATATCATTGATTCTGATAATATTGTATAATCTTTATTACCATCATTATAGTTATCTCCCTGCATTTTTGAAAAAACTATTTTATCTCCAACCTTTACTTTTAAAGGCACTATTTCACCATTACTTAATAATCTTCCTTCACCAACTGCTACGACGGTTCCTACCATTGTTGAATTATTTGATAAACTCATATTTTTAGTATATGATAATCCTGATGATGAAGTGATTTCTTGTTTATCATTCAACTCTACCACTATTTTTTCGTATAAAGGCCTCAAGTTCATTTTTTAATTCTTCCTCCTTTTCTTTCTTAGTTTTTTTAGACTCATCAGGTGCTTTTCTAGAGGCATCTCCAAAAACGATAGAATGAGCTGTATAATACTTTTTATCTTTATCTCTAACAAAACCTTCATCTATTCCATCAGAAATTCTCAAAGCATCTTTATAATCGTTGAAATATTTAATTCCATTCATCATTTTGGAGATGCAATTTCTACCTGTTTCTTTATAATAACCTACAAGTTCACCTGTAGTTTTATTAAAGATCTTTATATAATATTGCATTTTTATCTCCTTTATATTTTTTATAACAACTTAACTTGTATATTTAATAAAAGCATATATAAAATTACCTTCTATATTACTGATTCCGAAATCAATTATTTTATAATTATTCATAACTAATTCTTTCATTTTATTATTCATATAGTCACTTAAACTCATTTCTTGGTATCTTAAATCAGCAGCTTTGATTAAAATAATTGATGGGCAATTTATTACTATTTTATCATTATCCATTCTTTCGAATTCTTCTTTTAACTTACCTGTTATTTTTACTAAATTTTGATTAATAGCTGATGAAACGTTGTAACTTTGTTGATTAGAAATATTTCTAATATTTTCACAGACTTTTAACATATTATCAATATCACTTTTGCGCATTTAATCTTCCTCCTCTACTAGATTATCAAGTACTTTTAATATTATATCAATTTTCTTATCTTTCTGGACTTCATTTAATTTTCGAACTAAATCTAAATTTTGTTTATTTATTTTATGTTTATTTGTTTCTATTAAAGCTTCTTTAGCTAAATTAATTTTATCTTGTTTTACAGATATAAATATAGTATTTTTTGTAGCAACTTCTATATTATCTATAATCACTTCTACATCAAAACAATTTGTATAATCATCTATATCTAAAAAATAATCTAAATATAACCATAAAATCCTATTAGATTTTATAGATAATTTTAAGCCTTCACTAGCAAGTCTACTTGCTAAATTCTTTCTATAACTTAAATGATTTCGAGGTTTATATCCAATACTAAGTAGATATGATTCACATTTTTTAATTGCAGAAGATTGAATTCTATTAATCATTGTAGAAGTATGAGCAACATTATTTCTATCTAATCCTCTTTCAATTTTTTCAGCCCATTTATTATAAGATTCATCATATTTTAATTCTATTTGTTTTCCCATAGATTATCCTCCTCATCATTTAGATAAGGTTGTTGTCAAGTATAAGTGTCCCTCAGTAACCATCATTTATCTAATCTCTTTATCATTTCTTGTATAGTTTCTCTTCTGTTCTTAAATTTATATAAATCTACTAAATCTTCATTATTTAGTAATAAAAATTTTCTTTCAATTATATTAATCATAGTATCAAGTTGAGTTTCAACTCTTTCTAGTTTTTTCATAGTAGATTGACCCATTAGTTTTGTATAAGACTTATTATAAAGTATAGCATAATTTAAATCGGCTAAATTTTTAATATCACAAGCTAGTTGTTTAATTATTAAATTTTCCTCATTCTCCATACTTTAATCTCCTAATATTTAATTTCCAGTAGAACCAAATCCACCAGCTCTTTCAGCTGTTATTTCTTCTTCATTAGTTACAGTATAGTATTTCTCGAATATTCCTTGACCTAATTTATCTCCTGCTTCGATAACAGTATCTTCATCTGTAAAATTATAAAACATAAATCCAATTTCTCCGTCATTATCTAAATTTCCATAATAATCAGCATCTACTATACCAACACCATTAGCTAAAAATATTCCTTTCTTTTTAGGATTAGAAGATCTATTATATAATTTTAAAGCCATATCGCTAGGAAATTGAGCTTTAATTCCTGTTTTAATTAATTTTAAACTATGTGCTGGTATTACTGTTTCTAAAGGATTATAAAAATCATATCCAGCAGAAAATTTAGTACTTCTTTCAGGTAATCTTCTATAAGGACCTCCTTCACTAGCTTCTCTTAACAATCCTGTAAACTCAAATTTAATTGGTGTAGGTTTAATATAAACATCACTTGTTGGACCTTCACAATTATCATACATTTTTATTTCCTCCTTTAATTTTATTATATATTTTATAAATAATAGATAGAGGTATTAATATAATCCATCCTAAAGAACAAGTGAGTAAAAATAAAACTTTAACTTCTCCATAAATAATTTGTCCTTCAGGATCATTTTTATCTTCTGATATAACTATGTATAACATTACTATCCCATATATAAAACCTATTAAAATATAAATTAATCCTCCAACTATTAAATTCATCATCTTTTGAATCACTCCTTTTTGTTTTGCTCAATTATCTTTATGCATTCATTAAATTTTTCTTTCACTTGTTTATCTTCCTCAGTTTCTTTCTTCATAAATTCTAATATCGAATTTACTTCGTGTCTTTCAATTGTTTTAAATATTATCTTAATAATAGCTATAATTATAACTAAAAATATTATACCAAGTATGATAAAAAGTGCATATTCACTTCCCATAGCCTTCTAACTCCTTCTGTAATATTGTCATACTAATAAGATTTAACTCTACTTAATCCATTTTTATCTTTAATAACAGTAATAACAGAATCACAACCAATAGGAATTTCTTTATGAGATACCATATAAATACTTTCTAATGTTTCTAACTCATTATTAATTAAATCTATTACTTTAGTTTCTGCTTTACTATCACAATATCCTAAAATCTCATCTAATATTATCATATTACAATTCATATTACCAATCATTCCAGCTAATGATTTTTGAGCTAATAATAATGCAATATTAACTCTTGTTTTTTCTCCTCCTGATAATGATTCATATGTAGCATTTCCTAATTTAATATCTAACTTTGTATCATCTTCAGAAATAGAAATAACATCTCCTTCATTACTAAATAATTGATTTGAATATTCACTTAGAACCTTATTTAAATATTTTAAGCTATTTTTTAAAAGATAAGTTCTAAACTCTTTAGTTATTAATTGAAGCATATGTTTTATAGAATTAATTGTATTATCACATTCGGTTAATTCTAGTTGTTTATTATTATATAAGTCATCTATATTTAATAATTGTTTATCTATATCTTCAATCATTTTTTCAAATTCTTCTTTACTAGCAACTTCAGTCTTTAGAATTTGTTCTTTTTTACTTTGTAAAATATTTATTTCATGTTGAATACTCTCTTTTTTATTAGTTTCTAATTTTACATTATTCATTAATATTTTTCTTTGATTTTCTTCATTTTCTATATTTTTATTTCTATTTTCTACATTTTTATTTATTTCTTTTGCTTTATTTTCAATTTCATCTTTTTTAGCCTGGATATCTTTTAATTGTTTTTCATACTCATTAATATTAGAATTACAATCATTAATAATATTATTTAAATTATCTATTTCACTATTTTTCTCTTTTATAGTACTTTGCAAATGTTCATCATTAAAATTATCATATTTTCGACCACATGTTGGACATGTATCAGAATTTTTTATCTTATCAATCTCTTTATTAATTTTTTCTATTTCTTCTTCTTTTAAATGTATTAATAATTTATCTTTATTAATATCAGCTTCTATTTTTGACAATTGATTATTAACATCTAAAAGTTGTTTATCTACTTCTGTTTTTGCATTTAAATCATCTTGACTTTCTTTTCTCAAATCTTCTATTTGTTTTTCTTTTTCAGACACAGCTTGATTTGCCTCTTCAATTAATATATCTTGATTTGATAATTCTTGTTGTTTACCTTCTATATCCAGTTCAATTTGCTTTAAATCTCCTAAAGCTTTTAATCTTTCAATTTCTTCATCTATAGCTTTAATTTTTTCATTTAATTGAGATTTCTGATTTATTAAAGCAGATTTTTTTCCTTCCATTTGATTTATATCATTTACAATATCTACTCGATCTGCTTCATATTTTATCTGCTGCTCTTTTACTTTTTCTTTAAAATTATTTATTGTATTATCTGTATTTGTTAATACTTCTAGTCTTTCTCTTCTAGCTGTTGGTTGTAATGATGCTAAATTTGTTACTGCATTCTGAGATAAGAAAATCGTATCTAAAAATATACTCTTTGATATACCTAAAAGATTTAATATTAGTTTATTAGTATCGGTTTTATTTCTTGCAGATATATCTATATTATCTTTATATAATAATACTGAAGATTTACCATTTTTACCTTCCCTATAAATTGTATATTTCACACCATCTATTTCAAGTTCTAATTTTAATTTATATCCATTACCTATAATTCTATTTTCTACATCTTTTTCACCAGAACTTGTTTCTTCAAATAATGAGTATATTATACCTTCAAATATTGAAGATTTTCCTGAACCGTTAGATGTAGCATTATCTTCATATTCATTAATACCTTTTACAATGACTGTTCCTTGATTATTTAAAATGATCTGTGCTTTATCGATAGATCTAAAACTCTCTAATTCAATTGATAAAAATTTTAAATTCATTTATTGTACTCCTTTTCAGTATATACTCTTTTATGATTATCTGCTAAATAATCTTCAGCATTCTTGTATGAAATATAATCATCACTTGCTTGACATAACTTATCTTCATCCATTTTTAATTCAATTAAAGCTAAAATACTGTAATTAGCTAAATCCATTAAAGTATCTTGAACTTTTTCATCTTGAACTAAATTATCTTTATTATTCAAAGTTAAATTTGTAACTCTATTTAGTTTATCAGATAATCTAACTAAAAAAGAAGTTAATCCAAATTTTTCATAAGTATCTGTAACAGAACTACCATAATCTCTATTCTTTCTAATATATAAATCATGCATTTCATCTAGTAGTTGTTTATGAATAGATTCTCTTTTTTGATATTCACTTTCTGTCATATTAATTCACCCCTTCTAATACTTTATCATAATAAGCTCTAGGTAATTTTAAATCTGTTATATCTAAAAAATCTTTAAATGATTGTTTTATATCTATATTTGATTGTAAATTTAATAATGATTCTGAATTATCATCTAATTTTTCTTCTTTAGAAACTTTAACACTTAATCTATTTGAAATAATATACTCATTATTATCAGTTAAAAATTGTTTAACAGCTTCTTTTAGTTCAAATGGACAAGTAATATGTAATATGTATTTATAACTTTTATTGAGTTTATTCAAGAAATTTTCTAATTCAGATATATTAGATTCAATATTAAATTTTCTAAATAAAGGACAAATAGTAGGTTTAAATGTTTTAAGATCTAATGTTTCAGTATCAAAAATATAACATTGTGGAACCGATTCTTCATCATCACTAAAACTATGAGTTGATATAGAACCTACATTTATTACATTTCCAGATATACTAGATTTATGAATATGACCATTAAAAACAAGTTTATATTTATCTTTTAATATATTAGGATCAATTCCTTCAGGTAAAGCAAAATTACCTCTAATAATACTTCCTTGAATATCTTGATGAGAGAATAAAAAATCTCCTTCAGGAAATTCTAATATATCTTTATGATTACAATATGGTAAAAATGCTAATTTAATATTATCTTGTACATTAGTAAATAATTTAGGATCTACAGTACAAGCTTCTGATATAACTGTAATATTATTTATATTACTTAAAATCTTAATAGCATTAAATTCTTGATTTATCATTTCATGATTTCCTACTAATACTAAATGAGGAATATTAAACATTCTAAAACATTTAAAAAATTCAGATGCAACATCTATATCATAAGAAGTAATAGTATGTTGATCAAATGTATCTCCTAAATTTAATATCAAATCAGGTTTTTCTTGATCAATAATGTTTTCTAAATATTTACCTGTTTCTAATATCATTTTCTGTCTATATGTATATTTATCATCATTTCCTATAGGCATAATAGAACTTGTTCTACTAATATGTAAATCACTATATATAAAAATCTTCATGAATATATTCTACCTCCAATTATTATAACAACTTTTGAGTAAAAGAATGACAGGGTTAGTACAACCCTGTCATATTGAAAGATCTGTCGATTAGTTAGCTAGTTACTTGTTGAAAATTACTTGTCGTACAAAAAGAGATTCCCCAGTGGGTAGCCTTCATTTACTCGCTTGATAGCATCAGCAAAC